TAGTGCACGGGCTTCCCAAGCCTGTGAGGCGGGTTCGACTCCCGTATCTCGCTCAAGTATTGATAATCAGCCACTTACATCGTTTTTCACTATAAAAACATAATCAAAAATCATCATTTTCACCCACAAAATAGGTACAAAATCGTGCATAATGTACGCCAATGTGAGTAGTTTTGTGAGTAATATGTGAGTAAAATTGAGTTGTGAGTAAAATTGTGAGTAAAATCTGTGAGTAAGTATGAATAGCATCAAGACGTACGTTGAAGGAAAGTCCCTAAAGGTTTTCTTCATCATCAGTTATCAGGGAAAGAGATTCCAGGTCTATACCGGCATCACGAGTACCATCAAGTTCAGCGGGATGGTATTCCCGAAGAGTGTTCCGAACGCAAGAGCCAAGACGACCATGCTAGCAAGGCTATTTGCGTCCGTGGAAGAATATGTCTATATGAATAGTGATCTTCCGGCAGCAAGGATGAAGGACGAAATCAAAGCCATCATCAACGGAAGGGCTGCATCTGTAGAGAAGAATATTCTCTACTACATCGATGAGTTCATCAAGACCAAGGCCAAGGACAGCACCAAGGAGATATTTCTAAGAACAAAGAAGAGAATTGAATCCTTCGATGAGCATGCGGATTTCGACAACATCGACAGGGACTGGCTCGAAAGATTCCAGGCGCATGAGCTTCTGAAGGGCCGCATGAGCGGTGGAATAGCCATCGACCTCAGAAACATACGTACGGTGTTCAATTGGGCCATAGACAACGAGATTACAACCAAATATCCTTTCCGCAAGTTCTCCATCAAGGCCGAGCGACAGCAGTACCTGTATCTGAGCGCAGAGGAAATGAGGGAGTATCGTGACTTTCCGGTAGAGCCTTTCATGGAGAAGTACCGTGACTTGTTTATGCTCGGGTTCTATCTGATAGGCATCAACCTATCCGACCTGCTCGAACTTCCTGCTGACTGCATCAAGAAAGGGCGCATCCAGTACAAGCGCAACAAGACCGGCAGGCTCTACGACATCAAGGTTGAGCCGGAAGCTATGGAGATCATCAGGAAGTATAAGGGAAAGAAGCACCTTCTGTGTATCCTGGATGACGGAACGAAAGAATCAAGCTTTAGAAAAACGCTAGGCGATTACCTGAAGAGAATCGGACCTACCGAGATGAAGAAGAACAAGCGTGGCGCCTTGATCAAGAAAGAAATCAAGCCGCTTCATAAGGATATAGTATGGTACACTGCCAGAAGAAGTTGGGCCACCATAGCTGCGAGCATTGATATTCCGAAGGAAGTTATCGGCAAGGCTCTAGGCCATAGCGAGTGGGACAACGATACCACTTCGCTCTATATTCAGTTCGACAATAAGAAGATAGACGAGGCGAACCGAAAAGTCATCGACTATCTGAACAATGGTTAACAATGAAAATCCCCACGCCATCGGCAAATGACGTGGGGAAAGTTGTTTTATGACAAATATTTCAATCCTACAATAGAATTAATGCTGATTGCGGAATTTCTTGTATTCGATGTTTGCTTGGCGGATTTTGTTTTCTATATCAGCAATCGCTTCCTCGTGAGTCTTTATTTGTTCTAGAAAACCTCCTGTAGTCAGCTTTTTCTTGCATAAGAGAACCTTTGCCTCCTCCAGGCAATATCTTTCCTCCCATAAATCCCTACATAATTGGACTATTTTGAAGTATTTTCCATTCACATCAATCCAATGATTGTATTTTTCTTGCTCCGCAATCACCTCATGCTGCAACTCCATTACCTTACCTTTTGCCTCCTTCAGCTTCTCCTTTGCCTCTATCAGCTCTATTTCAAGCTTCTCGTTGCAGCGGTTGGTGTAGCAGACTTCAGAAACAAGAAAAACCATGATGGCACAATCAGCGGACACGTCCCAGTTCCCGATGAAGGCTTCCACAATACACAGACATAGGCCGAGAATGATGCACACGACAAAGATGTCGATGCGGTCGAAAATCATTTTTAATCTTTCTTTCATACGCTACAAATCGTTTTTATAATTATTGGTTACAATCCAGGAGCTCATTACAATATTGAATATCAGCAAGATAATAATGATTGCCCAGTACTGTACGTCGGTAAGTTCAATTGTGAGATAGTCAAAATCCTCGAAGTTTTTTCTATGCCATTCCTTTTCTACAATCGGACCGATATACTCGGCGTACTTTTCGAGATTTACAGGATTGCTCATAAACCAGTCTCTACTCTTGACACCAACAATCGGACTGTCACACCATGAAAATGCGTTGCACCACTTGACATTCTTGTTTTTGTCAATACCGACGCACACGATAAGCTCATTCTTGTTGCCGCCCTGCCAGTATGAGCGCTGCTTTTCAACTATTTCTTCCGGCTTGTTTGTAAAGAATAGGACGAATACCCTAAACTGTTTACGCTCGCCATAGTATCCGTTCAGCCACCTCATGGCCTTCTCCTGATTCTTCGGGATCTTCAGTCCGAGAACAGGATTCTGGTCATAAAGAACGATATCCGGATACTCGAACAGTCCAAGCTTTCGCGCCTGCTGATAATCTATATCCTCAAACTTAAAAATAGAACGTGAGGCTTTCACTTTATTCTTATAATCGTGCTCGGAAGATAATGTGTACGAGTTTTCAATGGAGCCATCCCACGCCCATTCCTGAGCATCGCCATCCTTAGTGTAGTAATCCCTGTGCATATCAATGAACACGCTTTGGGTTCCGAGAATCTTTCTGACTACATTGAACTCGTTGTCGGTCATGAAGTATTCTTCCTTGTTCCTAGCATCAAAATAAGTCCAACGTTCAGGGTGATTGTCTACGTACGAACAATCGTATGTTTCCGTACGTTGATTCTTTCCGCTTCCAACGGTCCTTGTACACGTGCGGTGTATGTACTCATTCCAGGCATCGTAATGACGGATTCTTGTCACGTAGCTTCCGAGATACTCCGTGTCAGCAGCATTGGACTGCTTGAACACGAACTCCATGAGGATGCCTATGAGAATGGAAGGAACAATGAGTACTGCGTATTCCCACCAGGTGGTCTGCTTTCTGAAGAAAATCAACAGGAAAGCAGCAACCACGAATGGGATTAGAAATATGAATATTTCCATAAGCCGTTATTTCTTGAACAGGTCTACGTCGTTATCCTCTCTAAACTGCATGATCATCTTTGTCTTGGATGAGGAGATAACCTTGTATTCGATAGGCTTGGTGTCAGATACGAACCACTTCGCCGGATATGTCTTCACGAGCGTCTCGTGCTCACGGATGATATCGAGCATTCTCTCCTGTGATGTCTGAAACTCGGAGCGCTGAATCTCTATAGACTGCATGAGGTCCTTGTATAGTGAAACGTCGAAGTTAGGATTACTTTCCTTGATCCACTTCATAAGCGAGCCGTCTCCCTTTGAGTATCTGCCCTCGATAAGTTTCGGATAGATGGACTCGAATGCGGACTTGTATTCATCCGTAACCTGTGCCTTCTGCTGAAGAACCTTCCACATCTTGTCGTGAACACCCTCAATCTTGCCACGCTGAGCCTCTGACTGCTGGCGAAGTGAGATTTCCTGGTTGTTGTAATGGAAATAACAACCGATAACTGAACCTGCGGCGAGTACTACTATTGCGAGTACTGATGCCAAAATAATGTTTTTTACACTCATAATGTTTAAAATTTTAAAAAAATATACTTAATCTTTTAGATTTGACAACTTGTTATTTAGCCTGATATAGAAGTCTTCCTCAGACTCTCCGTTCTCCTTGAAGTCAAGATTATTTTCCTCAACGAAGTCAAGGATGGAATAGACGCTCTTATTGCCGAGATTTCTGAGCTTCATAAGCTCTGACCTTCCGCGGAGATTACGAACCAAGTCGCCTACGGTATATACGTCGAAGCCTTTGAGCGCATTCAGAATGCGGACAGAGAATCCACAGTCTTTTATATCCCTGGAAAGGATCAGCGGAGGAAGAACTGCGCTACTGACAGGCTTGTCTCCTTTCGCGCGCCGGTATTCGTCGAAGCTTACTTGTAGCGACTTGATTACCTTCTTCAGGCGCTCAACTTCGTACTGCAAGGTTCTGTTCGTTGAGAGCTCAGCAATGATAATATTCTCGTTATAGGTGAGTTTGTTGCAAGTCTTTTCTGCAATCTGCCTGATTCTCGTTGCGGACACGCCGTACTTGATTGACAGTTCGTCATAGGTCATTCCGTTAATGATGTCTTTCAGAAGACTGGACTCACGATAGGTAAGATTCGGTAATACACCAAGATGCGACATTGTGTTGATTACACCGAACAGCATGCCTACAGCGTTTGCAGCCAGTTTGCCGTTTGCGGTAGCTCTGTCTCTCAGTTCAGTGAGCTCGACGTTTATTGCGCGCTTGCGATACTCGACTTCCTTGAGCTTCTCGTCAATCATCTTCTCGTTTGCTGCAATCATCTTGTATTTCTGAGCATATTTCTCGATATCCTCGCTGTTGACATACAGGATGCCGTGTTCGCCTACGTAGCTTCCAAGGATGCCTTCCTTGATGTAGTTGTTGATAGTCTGTCTTGATACTCCCAGTATCTCGGCAGCTTTGTTTCTTGTTATTCTTGCCATAGAACTAATGTTTGTAGTATTTAACTAAATGTCATATTCCTGACATTATGAAAGTTTGCAGACAATCTGATTTTGCGCAACCTTGTGACATCCTCCGTGATTGTAATCTTGGACAACATACATGATTGCCGGGCGTCCTTGTGCCATCATGGAGTTATAGCTACCAAACACCTCTATAATCTCACAAGGTATATTTTCCAATATAGGACTACCGATTTCGACTTTTACAATATCTCCAACACGAAACTTGGAATTTCTTACTGCGTACTCGGTTGCCAGATCATTCATATCTTCCCTGTATTTGTTACCTAACGCCAATCGACGGCTGGTAAGCTCGTCAAGTGTCATCTTACATTTCTCTACGAGCAAGCCGTCAGGGGACTTTATTCCTATCTGTCTTGTATCATACTTCATAATCTCTACAATTTATGATATTAATATTTTTTTAAAAAAGGTTATATGAAACAGGCAATAGACCTCTGAGAGAGTGGTTCTCCCCCTTACCCCCATCAGTCATTGAAACGATGAGAGCTTGGTAGGAATATTCCACTCGAAGTTACATGAACCCAGTATAATGAGCCCCTTCGGTCGGATCGGTTGCCAAATCGTACAGCACCTAATCTAAGCAGCTTTCTAGGTACGCCTAGCCCTGCCCGCCTTCTGCCTTCAGTTCCTGCGGTGTCACCATGCACCTCTTGTGACGTGGGTTTAAAGTCTGTATAGCCGAGTGTATCTAGCCGACAAGCCACCAAGACTACTTGTTTACTCTCGAAAAAGAATAGGGAAAGTGAAAACCCTATCCTTTGTTCGTGTTGCGCTCCGAACTCTGGATAGGGTTTCGTATAGGGAAGTGAAAAATCACTCAATTATACTCATATGTCCGCTGTCTAGTGCGCAACTACTAACAAGCACTGCAAAGATACTACGATTTTCTTTTACGTGCAATAGTTCCGTTTATGCAATAAACCGGACTTATTAAAGTAAAAAGTGAGGACAAGCATTTTAAAGATACTGGTATAGCTAAAGGTTTCAAGCGAAGTAAAAACAGCTAATTGCAACATTCATTAAAGTACAGAATATTTACAATTAACGTAGTTTAAGAAAAAAGTGTGATTTTCGTTGCTTTTTCGGTGGTCATCTTAATAAAATAGCCGCCTATCTGTTAAGTGATAAGCGGCTAGTTGTATGAATTAATCCTTGACTTCGCACACATGTTTTACGATATACGCGAAACCGACGAGCGCAACAGAAGATATAAAAGAGGCAATACCAATAAGTACCCTTTCCATTGCAGCACCGACCCTGAAATCTGAACCGAATACGGCAGTATATAGATTACCTAGTACAATTAGTATTGATACGACGGCGGCAACATGTCCGGCAATCGTGAGAATCTTTACTACTAGTTTTTCACTCATACCTAATGACTTAACCGTGATGTCGAGGGCTTAATTGGTTATTTATTCGCAAAACTCCTTAAACTCCTGCTCTGTAATATCCTCAAATACGTCTCTCTGCTCGTCCGCAAAGAATGGAGATGTGCGCTTGATATATCGTTTGTTGTCTTCTTCGTCAACAAATAAGAACGCATCCTCATACTCCTGTGTAGGGTATTTCTGCGGTGTGTGGAGTGGTGCTTCATACACTTTTCCACAGATAATATGAGCGTCCGTCACACATATATCGTCTGTATTGATACCATGTTCAACGTCAATAAATGACCGCTTGATGTCTGACGGAATCTCCGACAACTTACGAACAGCGATTTTGTCAAAATCAAAATCACTATCCATATATATTGTGTCGTTATCCTCGTCACCTGATTGAACTCTCTCGTACAAATCATCAAAATAAGCCTCGCTATAATTAACCTGCTCATTAGGCTGCATAAGTAAGCCGTTATCACCCTTAATAAGGATGTCATAATCACACAAATCATTACCAAATACACCTTGGTATATGTCTGATTGCTTGCATAGCAACAAATTGTCGTCTATTTCGATAAGTGTATCAAAAAACTTTGAAAGTGATAAATTGCTAATCATAACTTATTCGCTTATCCGTGATGCGTAGGGCTTAATGGTTATTAATTGCAGGAGCCGAAGCTCCCTATTTTTGGCTAATCGGGGCCGTTTTAAAAAATCCCCTCCTACCCTCACGGGCAAGAGAGGACACTCATTTAAACAAATCTAGCTATGAAAAACTAGACATATCTTATTTTCCGCACTTAACAACTTCGAAAACACGATGCTCTCTGTCGGCGGAAAGTCTATTACCTTCTTCATCGCATATGTGGCCATCTTCGTTGACCCACAGCTTCTGGTTGAACATTTCTTCGCACATTCCCAGGATCTTAAGATATTCCTGTGCCTCGAAGATGACGTTCTTGCCATCACGCTCTGCCATCTTGAAGTTTTCGATAAGGTCAGGATTCAGGTCAGGTGCAGTGATATCGTACTCATCCATTTCATCGTGATAGTGGATGTTGAGAATCTCCAACTCCTCCACCATTGCGGAGTTCGTACCAATCTCGCCAGTCAGAGCCTTCATAACGGTCTCTTTTTCTAGCTTTTCGTACTTCTTCCGACACTCATTGATGAGTTTATTTAACTCTTCTTCTGTATAATCTTCTACCATATTCATTATTTTAATTGGTTAAACAATGGCAGGAGATGGCTGCTAACCACCTCCAGTTTTAGCTTAATCCTCATCTAGACCGTTATCGAGGTCTTCTTCATAGACGCCGAACAATCTCAGTGTATTGCTGTCAATCTCGGTCTTACCGACAATGTAGCGCTGCGTCATCTGTATATTAGGCATACCGTTACTGGTATGTCCCATCATGACGGCAATCTGCTCAAGAGGCACTCCCTTCTTTGAGAGATTCGTTGCGAACGAGCGTCTGCCGGTGTGGGATGATACGAACCGATACTTCTTTCCTGTCTCTTCCTTTCCAGCTTTGAACACCTTTGTATTCGTATCTATTCCGCAGTCACGACAGATATCGCGGAGTGCTCTATTGAACGTCCTTTCACCTATCTCACCCGGAAGAGGCTCGTCACCAGTACCGCATACGAGAAACTTACGGAGCTTCTTGTGAAGTGGAACCCTTACCTCGGTCTTTGTCTTCTGAGTAACATAGACGAGGAAGTGTCCAGTATCATCTATGTTCTCTTCTGTCATTCTCTGGCAGTCGCTGTAACGTGCGCCACAGAGACATTCCATAATGAACATTCTCTGAACATATCTTTTTGTTTTCCCGTGAGGGTTGTACTTTATGATTCTGTTTATCTCTTCATCAGAGAGATATACAGACTGGACCGGTACAGCCTTCGCTCTAAGTATTCTGCCGAACGTAGGACTAGGAATTTCCCTGGTAGCATCGTTCTCACGTATCACAGCCTTGATGGTTGCACATACGGTTCTTGCCGAGTTAGGAGCGTAGTTCTCCTGGATCTTCTCGAAGAGGTCGCGCAGATTGTCGTCGGTGATGTCTTCCCATAATGGCTTATGTCCAAGTATCTCTTCGAACATCCTTACAACCTTAATAAGCTTCGGGTATTTCCAGATGTATGCGCCATAGAACGTGTCATGCCTCCAGGCGTTGCTGTGATAATTGGCGAACCAACCCTGCTTGATGGCAGTCTTGTACTTCTGCTGCTGTGTGTAGCTCAGAAGTCTCTCCCAATCTCTTGTCTTGATTCTTATTTCTTCTGTCATAATTCTATAATTTTGGTTACTAGTGGCAAAGATACGAAAAGTTTATAATATAAACCATCGTCTTTGCCGTTTTTAACGCTAATTTAACCTTCCGAAGAAGTCTGTTTCTCGACTGAAACGAGTTTTATAATGGAACCTCTATGGTCATTCCATGCACACTGGTAGTCTTCAGCCTCATTCAAGGCGTCTTTATATGATTCGGCTTGGAATACGTATGGATTCTCCTTAGGAACGAAAATTCCATCATCGTAAGCAATCTTATACTTTGCTGCATAGACACCAATATAGCCGTTCAACTCATCGTTCAGACTAGTAGCGATGTCTGCAAGAAGGTCAACGGCTATATCGTCATCAGTAGCTTTTGCTTCCGGGAACTCAAACCCTACAGAAGTGCATCGGCTATGAATGATAGGGATTGCTGTATCGCTGTCGCCTACTTCTACGATGTTCACCTCCCTGTTGTCGCCGGCACGTACAGGCCAATCGAACACCTTTCTGCTCACATTGTGCTCTCTCATAATCTCACGGATGGTGCATGCAAGTTCCATCTTTGCTGTTGAACGCAACTCGTCAATCTTGTCTTTCAATACTTCCTTATCCATAATTCATTGACTTTTATCTTTTAATAACATTGCTCGCAATCTCCATTATTTCGGAATTTGTGGAATTAAAAATACCAGGGCTACTTTCGACAATTTCATCAATTTCATCATCAGTGTAGCCACAATCAAAGTGTAACAGGTCATGTATGTAACCTATTGATGTAATCTTTCTTCTGCTCATAATCTTTAATATTTATTGGTTTAACTTGATGCCCACCGTTCCCGGCAGGCTTGTTTGGCTTAGTCTTTTCTTTCGATATCAAGGCCCGTAAGCACGCCTTTCATATAGGCTAATGTCTCTTCCTTGCATTCCGATAGAAACTTCTGGTAGCCATCAATGATAACGCCGTACTTACCGCTCGGATAATTCTGTAGAGAGCACGAGTGGTAATGCTTTCCGGATTTCTCCTCGATTTCTCCTGCGAGTCGCTTCCCTTCGTCGGTCTCATTTGGACGATTTTCTGGGTACTCATCGTAAAAATACTCGTGCCATAAATCTAGTAGCATATCCTTGCAATCCTCCATATCTTGCAAAATATCCGATAATTTGTATGGCGCGCCGTTAGCACCATGTCCATCCTCGCCAATCCATTTGCTGGCTTCCTCGTCAGGATCGAAGTCGCTATAATATTGGTACAACTTATCCATGAAGTCAGACTTATTGTCATTCTCGAACCAAATTGTGGCGATGAAATCCTGGTCTTGTGGTGAATACTTCTCTAGCTCAACGCAAACCTCACCTCTTTCGTTAGGTGTATCGCTAACGTTATAGCTCCAGTCTAAATCCTCTGCTAATTTCAAAAAATCATTCATATCTTTAATTTTAATTGGTTAATACTAGGAGCGTGAAACAATAATGTTCCACGCCTTGTTCGGCTTTACACCGGCAGAGACACGATATATTCCTTCTTCTTCTTTCGTGTTCTGCTCTTCACAGTGAATCCACAAAAATCTCTCAGCCACCCGGCAGCATTGCCGATGAATGGCTCGTTCACCATAAGGATAGGACGGAGCATCCCGTTTTTCTTCATGAACTGATAGTCGATGAAGTCGAAAGGGTCATCCGGGTCCTCACTCTTCTTCTCCCACACGCTGACATCGAGATAGTCGATGAAGTCTCCCTCTGGCGGGTTATCCATCTCGATGAATCTCTTCGGCGTAAGGAGAATCGTATCCTTAGGCTCGTGGGTCATAAAGAAATTCTCTATAACCTCGTTGAACTTGTTCATGTCCATCTGTTTCTGGACAATACCCTTTCTCTTCATAATGTCGGAAGCTTTGAGCATTCTTGTTCCTCTTCTTGCTGTTGCCATAATTCACAAAATTTTAATTGGTTAGACATAGTACCCCGTCATTTCGACGAGGATTTTGGCTAGTGTGCAAGGAATCCTATCGCCTGACCCTTCCCGATAGACCAACATAGTCTGTCTTCCTTCAGGCACTCTGTACAGTTTCCGGTACATAGCAACGTTCCTTCCGGTGCTGATGTACCGCTCTCGAAGATAGGATGCGCCTCCGGGAATCCGTGGCGGTTATCCATCTTGAGACCAAGCCACCCCGAAAAGAGGATGTGCATGTTCTCTGGGATGACGTTGCCCTCATCGAGATACTCGTTACACACATCGAACATCTTGGTGAACGCCAGGAACTTGGTATCCTTATGCTTGCGAGCAATCTCGCACATCTTGTCAAGATACCATTTATCCTGGATGTCACCTCCGATATGGAATCGGAACGCACGAGGGAATCTGTAGTCAAGATATCCGTCAATCTCCTTGAAGTATCGCTCAGGATCCTCGTGGTAGATTGCAGAGTTTACTGCTCTCGTCTTGATAACCTCTTTATAGATGAAGTCGTTGCGGAGGTCGTAGCAGCTCTTCGCACAGATTGCACAGTTACCGCAGTCCATGACCGGAATGAGCGACACGGATGGGATAGCTCCCAATTTTGTGTTGCCATCACTGATCTTGACATGCAAGTCGCTGACGTTCTCTACTGCGTTCTCATAAGCTGCCTGTGCCTTTGACAGACGAGTCTTCATTCCTTCCTTACCTAATGTCCAGTAATTTCTACTCATAATTCTAATTTGATTGGTTAAACTTGGGGAACAAAAAACCGGCGTGTCTCACGACAGACCGGCTTGAACCATTTAAACAAAATTTAGTTATGATATGAGTAGTCAGCCGCTGCTAACGACTGACCTGTTTGGCTAATCTTTCGGCACATTCCAGTGGAATGAAATCGTAGCTTCGTCTTCGTAGATTGAGAACGATATTAGTAGTTTTGCGTCTCCCTCACGCTCGTCATCTATGTACTGCTTGTACGCCGGAACCATGTAGGTCGTTAGGTGACATTCGTCTTCAGTCAAGTTTTTTATGACTGCATTTCCGAAATCATCAAGCTTGTCCGTGCTTCTGTAGGGCTGCGGGATACATTTCAGCTCGACAACATTGCTCTTGACTGTGGCCATTACCGGAACACCGGCAATGAATCCTAGATACGTATTACCTGAGAATGCGTAGCTTCCGTCGTCGAACATGTTCTCTTCCCACCAGTCCAGCATGACATTCTTGTTGTCAAGAGGAGCAGGAGCAAGCTTGTCTACATAGATTATCTTCTTGATCTTCTTCATAATTCCTTATTTTATTTGGTTAGACATTGAATCGGTTACCGAATCAGTAACCGACTTTTGGCTAGAATGGCTCCCGGCTGGCGCCTTACTCTATAAGTTCGATCTAGAGAGCTTTAGCTCGAAGGATTACCTCCAGTGAATGCACTGGAGGAGATCCTTCGTTGAAGAAGCTCTTGTAAACACATAGCTGCCGAGCCACCATTCTTCAGGCGGCGAACCTTACATCTTACTGATGATTACTTGTTCTCGCTCTTGGCTTTCTTCCACTCAAGAATCTTGCCCTGGACGCTGATATCATTGTCCTTGATAAGCTGCTTGAGTACACCGAGCATCTTCCAACCCTCTTCATCGTAGAGCTTGGCTTTAGACTCAAGTTCCTTCAGAGAATTAGCCTCTGACATCTTTCGTCCGTTCTTCATGAATCTTGCTCCATGGAACATGATGAGGTTTCTCATCGTGTAGTAGGAACCAGACCCCTTGTAAGCATGAATGAATGCATCTGCCTGCTTGGTGTCCCATGCGAGATGCTTGCGCTTCTTGTTGAACTCGCGAACTGCATCGTAGAGCTCCTTGTAGGTCGGTACAGTACCCATCTTGTTGGCAAGGTCACGGAGAGGAGTATAGACCTTTCTATCCAAGTCTGCGACGAAGATGTTTTCGTTCTGAAGACGGATATAAGGATTACCCTTGCAGGTATGCTTGTAAGTCTTCTTCACGTTTCCGTACTTGTCTTTCTTGGTAGTGTAGATGCACTTGTCGTCAATGTAGCTGCGAAGCTTGTTAATATAGTCAATAGCCATATCGTGTGCTACGCAGCCGTTGAACCAGCGATTTCTCGCCTTGGTGTTCTCGTAATCCTTGTGGTCACACATCTTCATCTGAGCATACAGCTCGTTCTCCAACATGCGCCACTGATACTCGTAGCCCTTGCGCTGCAACACCTCGTTGAATGTGCGTCCGTTCTTATCCATGTCTCGCAACATGTGGAACATCTGAGACATAACCCAACGACGGAACAGCTTCCAGTTGCTTACGTATCCACCCTCGACAATCTGCTTGCCTACCGCATCGATGGTCGCATCGTCCATGTCTACAGGAACTGCTTCGCCATTTTCGATTTTGATAAGCTTGTCGTCACCGAGAGGGAAATATTTACTAGTATCAACACCTGCTGCCTTAAGAGCTTCGAGACGCATCTGTGCCTTGTTCTTCTTACCGGTAGCTTCTGTAGCCTCTACATTGTTAGTTACGATGTTCAAGTTCTCACCAGTGATTGTTACAATCTGCTTCATAATTCTAATTATTTTAAATTGGTTACTAAAAATTTATTTAACTCTAGTGGATGAGGCTACGCCCCACCCTTGTTTGGCTCAACCCAGTCTCTGAGGATAACCAGGTCCTTGTCGTTCTCGGACTTCCAGAACCATCTTCCCCATCTGTTCTCCCATGCAAGGTTGCCTCTTAGAAGCTGAATCAGTATGTATAGCTCCAGCTTACATCTAGCTACCTCTCGTCGTTCGCCGTACATCATATCTTCGTCTGAGAGCTCTTTCTCTGGCAAAGCCTTAAAATAGTAACGGCGATGGGATTCAGAACGCTCTGAAGGCACAGAATGCTTGTATGCCTTGTATCTCTGCTCTATTGCGAACAGGACTACTGCATGTGTCAGGTAAGGTGTATCTTTCGGCTTATCTTCCTCGGACATCACTATCTTACCATTCACCCTACATGTTCTCTTCTGGAAGTTGATGGTGAACTTAGCACCATTCTCAACTGCATTGATAATCTCGTCGTATGTCATAATTCTACTGTATTGGTTAATAGGGATAGTGCTTATTCTAGCACTATCAAATTGGCTTCTTCTAGTTCATCCTTACTCAGTACATCTTTGTCTTCTCCGATGTGGATATAGAATTTATCTCCGTTCGCCCACTCCATTGCACGCATATACAACCAGTGAGCATCCTCGATAGAGAATCCGTCTGCGCTTACAGAATCAAGCATCTCGCCCATGCAAACTTCTGACGTTTCGTACTCTTTCTTGATTTCCTCAAGCTTCTTTAGTAATCTGCTGTTCATAATTCTGAAATATTGGTTAATAGGAGTGCGCTCAGAGAATCTGTTGCGTAACTATAAGGTCTTGATTGATACTGTATTTGAGTCCTGACGGATCCAGGTAATCACCTGGATGCTCAGGATGATTAAAACAGTATTATACAATCTATTCTCCTTGCGCACCATTCGGCTCGCAATAACCTAGTCTGACTCAACCTGATACGTTGCATTGCTTTAAGTTTTTGATTAAGTGCGTGGCATTGTTATGAAGCCAACCTCAGGAAGCGTACGCTTCCCCATCCTTGGCTTCAGAATCAATGAAACGCTCGATGAACTCTCAGAACTTGCCAGACATCGCTGCAATGCGCATGACTTATCTCATGTATTATGTTGCATGGATATATGTTCACGATTAGGTCCCGTGGATTGGATGCCTGCGACGGCGGAGATATCGGCCGTCGCAGGTATTCCACTCACGTGACATTAAACCTCATACTCTTGATAAGTCGTGATGCAATTCACTTTGGTTGTTGTAGGTACACCCATATGTCTGTTGCCTTGCTATAGGCTGATGATTTAACCAGCTGGTTTACGCGGGGAGCATCGTTGCTCTAAGGATGCCTCCCCGCGTTATTTACCAGCGGGTTTGTAAATACGCAACATCCTCGTGTACCTCGTTTGGCAATAACGTTGTCTTCATCTGAGAGCGTGGCACGTAGCTCTAGCAGTTTGATTTGAGCTGTTATGTATCGCCGGAATACCCGGATAGTGTTCCGGGGAGGCCGGCGAGATTCGTAACAGTTCCGTAAACTCTGCTCTCCTCTGAAGACTACCCTCGTGCTTGGGTAATTCCCTGACCGATGGCTCGGCACAATACTTTATGTTTCTGATTTGACACAGGATTCGCCAGAATAGATGATCCAGAGGTCGTAGTAGTATACGAAGACGCTCAGGATCAACTACTCTGGTTAAGAGACCTGTTGCATAAACTTCAGCCATCCGTCAGGGAGTGGTGGTGTGCGCCACCAGTGGAAGTCATACGGACTGGCACATTTCTGTACTTCGTTGATGAGCTACGCCTTGTGCGTCATACGAGGGGCCCGGGGCGTCTCAAGTTGCAAACTTGGACACTCGGTCCCCTCAGATGATGTTATAGAGGCGTCGCCTGAAACAGTCCGTCCTTCTCCCACGTCCGTGTGCTCGGTTACAGAGTCTGTCGGTCAGAAGATACTGCGCATAGCTATATCAGCTCGATAATATCCGGTTTAGGACGAACAGAGGACCATCTCTAGGTATGAGATGGTCCCTGTACTCCGCAACCGGGATATTTAAAACCTTGTCTCTTCATTCCGGCAAATCCTTGCGCTAGGATGATAATCTACAGAGCATTCACCAATGTGTTGTACGCTGCCCTGCTCGTTCGCAAGGCATTCTGAGCACAACCTATCGATAGATACCCCTTGATTTCGCTCTCTGTCTTACTCCTGTTGGCTTTCACGTTCCTGCCACGGCCTCGGTCTATGCAACCTACAGCCTGAGTCTTCACGTATCCGAGACCACCGACCTTTCTCTTGCCTGTTTTGACCGCACGGATGCAGTCCATGGCGAATGCGTTGAGTTTGTCGATATCCTCTTTCACGTTTATGACCGGAAGAACCTGAGTTGACCAGGAGTAATCGCAGTATCCCTTGTAGAGATACCTGTTTACTGCATTGATGGCTTTCGTCATCGTGGTGTCACGTTTCTTTATCGTCCTCTTCTCAATTTCCTTTTGGAAAGTCTTGATACGTGTGGACGACAGAGAGATATTGTGACCCTTGATGGAATATCCGAGGAACTTGAACCAGTGATTAGCGTCAAGATACTCAACCTTCTTTGGGTTGAGCGTCATCTGCATCATCTCCAGTTCACTCTTCATAATATCCATGGCTCTCTCGTAATCTTCACCGACAAACAGCGTATCATCTGAATAGCGGACGTAATATCCGTTAAGATTAGATAGCTTGTCGTCAAGATGATAGAGGATGACATCAGCCAGCCATGCCGCAACAGAACATCCCTGCTTGAGGGACTGATACTTCTCGCAGAGGTTGTTGTCCTCATCGAAATAGATATCTGTGTGATAGTAGTCACGAATGACATCTATCAGCGCAGATTTTCCAAACTTCTCCTCTACTTTGTCAAATGCCCAATCAATGAATCGAATAGGCACGGAATCGAAGTACTTGGAGAAGTCTCCTTTCCATCCGATGATTTTTCCCTCTGCTGAGTATATTATCCGAGACACATCTTGCACCACACGACCGCAGCCGATACCTTTCTGGTACGACGTGCAGCGTGGATGCACCATCTCTGGCATCAGCTCGAACAGGAGGTCGTTTGCTATGCTCAGGAGGATTCTGTCCACAGCCTCATTCACATAGACCGTACGGAAATCTCCGTTGTCTTTCGGAATCTTGGCTGTGTGTGGCGGCATTATCTTGTAATTACCGCTCTTGATCCTCTGATACATAGCCAGACGAGCCTCTGGCGTTGTAAGCTGATACATTACTGCTTTGTTCATGTCCTTGAACAAGCCTTTTTCAATGGCATACTGCCATCTGGCTTTCTCGAAGAACATCTCTAGGATTCTGTCTTCATTCATAATTCTTCTTGTTTTGGTTATTGTGCGCAGTCCTTAGCTGCGCTTTTTAGCTAGACAAACTCGTAATCGCCGTATACTCCGTTATAGCACTTATCGGCAGAACGGTTTCGCCTGCACGTAATAACGTCGTACTCTTGACTGACAGGACTTTTTCTATAAATTCCGTACTTGCATTTGAAGCAAATTTTCTCTTGTATGTCTGTAATCATATCCATAATGTTTTGGTTACTAGCACGTGGGCGAACCCACGCTTTTGGCTTAGTCGATGTGATCGTAAGAATCATCATAGTCAGAGCAGAACTCCTGGTCTGGTTCAATCTCGATAACCTCACCTGAGAAATTGTCAGCGTCAAGAATAATATCGCTATTATTATAGGCATCCTGCACTTTCTGTACGGCTTCATTCTCACTCTCAGCATCAACGCTGACTACCTTGTTCAAATGCTCTGTGACTGATACGTAATATCTCTTCATAATCTTTAATAATTTGGTTAATAGTACGGAGCCATGACGCTCCGCTTTTATGGCTTGTATTCTTCCTGCTTGATACTGACCGCATCACCGCACATGTAGTATGTACTACTTTCACTGAGGTCGAGTCCGTCTTCTCCGTAGATATACTCCTCAATCTGCTCTTCTTCCCATGAATCCGGGCAGTTCTTAATCAGTCTTACTTCTGATGTTGAATAATCCAAAATCGCTATATTCATAATCTCATAATTTGTTGGTTAATAATGTCAGAGGGATTGCTCCCTCCGTTTTTAGGCTACCACTCTTTGTTGTAAGCAAGTTTTCCTTCGCCAAATTTACGCATTTGGTCTGCAAAATCCTTGAAATTTACTCCTATTGCCCACTGCCCACCATAATGATCGCAGGCTATATAATCCTTGCCATACGACGGACCGCATCTTTTACAAGTGTATATCCACATCTTTAGTTTCCCAACGATAATGGTATATCCATCTTTCAAATCGCTATAAGCTGCACGTAAATTTGCCGTGCGAGTTCCTAAATTAACTTTCGTCATAATTCTCTTTATTTAATTGGTCAATGGTAGGTAGCCAACTGGCTACCAATTTTAGGCTCTGTTCCATGCTTTCCACGCCTCATCCGTATTCTTGGTGATTGCCTCGTTCCAAAGTTTCTCCAATTTATAGAAAATCTTCTGGAAAGCCTTCGATGTTGTCTTTGGGTCAATGCGCTTGCCGAGATAAGGTCGATTACGTGTAATCGTAATTTCGTCCTCGCACCAGCAACACCTGATCATCCCATACTCCGTAGGAGAACAACCTAGGTAAATTCCTTTTGCGTCATAACGCTCTTTACGTAACCACTTCGGGTAAGGAACGTAAATGGTCCATGCGTCAACACAGAAACGGAACTCCTTTCTTGTGTCGTGATAAAGTCTCAATTTCATAATTCTTCAATTTTGGTTCATGGAAGAGGAGCATGAAAGCTCCCCTTGGTTAGGCTACTCCTTCCACCACTCTGCGACATCAGAGCGCTTCAGGTTTCTCTTTTCTAAAAATTCCTTCAGAGTACTACAATATGTATTCATGCTGTAGAAATCTCCCTTGAGTCTTACTATTACCTGCTTCATGATCGTATGTTTTAAAGTCTTGCCCATGAGTATATCTTAGCTCTTCTTTTCTCTTCTTTCAGCTGAGAGAGGAGATATTTCTTCTCTTCTCCCGAGAAATTCTTGCGGATATACTGCTCACACTGCTTCTTCTTCCAGAAATGAACCGAATCTGAAGCGTCTGGCGTTATTGAAACCCACATCATGCCGCCTACTACAGGAACAAGTCCTGCGTAGATAATTCCTTTTCTAAATTCCATAATCTAATCTCATTTAAATGGTTAAACATTGAATATCCCCATGCTAGGGGATATTGTTAGGCTTCTTCGTAAGCTTCCTCCATCATAGAGTGAATCTCTTCAAGCTCGTTGGAGAAATTGTACTTGATGTTGTACGTACCGAATGCTTTGAAATACCATTCTTCGAGGTACGCTCTGTCCTTGCTAGCCTGCTCGCTGTCTTCTGCTGCATCCAAACGAGCTACCATCTGAGGAAACAGACAGAAGTAATCGTTGCCGGCATACTCAGAACTCCAATATGTACCCGTAATATGTGCGGGATAATCGTTCTCGATGTCGGCAAAATTGCCATCCATATTGTGATTGTCCATGTGGAGATATTTCTTCATGTCTCTGTTTGTTTCAAGAGTAAAATCCCACGCAAGAGATTGAATATTCTTGCCATACAAATCGGCAATATTTTCTTCCATCTCCTCTGCGTTGTCGAAATTCTCTAGACACTCACGATAGAGATTCTCAATAGTCTTAGCGAAGCTTTCAACACCGATATAATCGGCTACTTTCTCGATAGCCTCATCCTTGTTGTTCATAACAACTTCTACAATATTCTTTTCCATAATTCATCTGTTTAATGGTTCATAATGGTTCCCCACGACGATGTGGGGAGGTTTAGCCAAACAAGATAGCGTCGCCATAATTTCTGTAGAAATATCTGTGCGCTTCAAACTCGTCTGTTTCTGGAATGTCAGACACTTCAAGTTTGCCTGTATCCTTGTGTACTATGGCAATGGAAAATGTATTGTCGTGCGTCCATTTGATGAGATCAACACGCCTTACCTCGTTCTCTGCTGAATTCACGATTTCACACTTAAGTAAATCGTCATTCAGGATTTTCTCTAAATCACTCATAATTCTGTAATCTTTGGTTAATAGAAATCCCCACCCGTGGGAGTGAGGATTGGTTTGGCTAATCGAACTCACTTTCGTCCTGATCGTACCACCAGTCCTGGAATCGGTTCGCAACCTCTTCCAGTGCATACTTTGCAAATGTGTCGTAGATGTATCTGCTCTCGCCCTCGTTAAAAGGAGCATACAGAGCCTTGCCGATAGCATCATAGGTGACAGATTTGTCGTCCTTGAAATTCCCGAAGCCCTTAATCATCGTGATAAGGTCTTCACCCAAATCATCGGCAAGCTCGTGCATATTCTCCATGATAGCACTCTTGTTCTCGTTCCAGAACTTGCTTGTCTGATAAGGATAACAGAATCCAGTGTACCCGTCATTTGCATTTCTGCAACTATCGAGAGAATTAAGCAGTGTGTCTTCATTAACACCGCCAAGCTGCTCTACTACGGCATATGCCATCTTTACGAATGATGGATTATCATTTTCCTTGATAAACGCATCCCATACTTTCTGTATATTCATATTTCTGTGTTTTGGTTGATAATAGAAACGAGTAAGCGCACCAAACACTTACCCGTGTTTTTTGACTAGAAAATCCAGATAGCCGTAGTTCTTGCGCAGACAGCATACAGCTGACCGCTCTCGCCACGAAGCAACATTCCGTTGCATCCGTATATTCCAGAAGAGTAGCCTACTTGGCTATATCTTTCAGGGATATCGTTACGACTTGAGCTGTCTGTTATATCCTTGGCAGCTCCTACTCTAACGAGTCTCTTCAACTCTTTCTGTGTCATTTTCTCCATAATTCTTTAATTTTGATGGTTTAACATGGTTTCTGTGCAGATAGACTGCACAGAATGTTTGGCTTAAAACTTACGAGGGCGCATGTACGCTTGCTCTATCTCCTGAGCTTTCTTGTCTGCACGCGCTACGCGTCTGAAATACTCGCTCTTGTCGAGGTTCTTGCGCCTGCACTCCTCGCTGATAACTGCCTTGTGACTCGCTACGAGTCTTGCAAGGAACTTTCTGTCTCCGTCTGTCATAATTCTAATTTGTATTGGTTAATAATTGGAGGCGTAGCAAATAACTACGCCGGGTCTGGTCTAAAGCTGTACGTTTGAAGCCACTCACAATTTAAGGCGCTGTGGAAATCCCTTGCGGCTCTCTCTCCCCATCCTCGTGGTTTGTACGCGTCTTCTTTCAAATACTTCTCTACAAGCTTCTCTAGCTGAGTCTTTTCTTCTGTTGTCATAATATATTCTGTTTTGGTTAATAGCAGGCAGCACATTATCGTACTGCCCAGTTCTGGCTAGAGATTGTACACCGGACTTTCTGAAGAATTCAGGATAGAACTGCCGGTGAGAATGGAGAACGCACAAGGGTCGAAACTCTCGATTCTCTTCATGCTCTCGATTTTCTTCTGTATCTCAGTTCGTATGGATGACAGACTCAATCTGCCGTCGATAGGCATGACAGAATCCATGCCAACCATTTCCACTACGCTCACCTCATCGGTAAATCTCATGTTCACAAGGTCAAACTTGTTAATCTTGTGATAAAACTGAATCCACTTGCTCATAATTCTACATTATTTGGTTTGTAGGAGAGGGAGATAAAACTCCCTCAAATTTAGGCTGAATGTACCTTAATGAAGTCAGTGAGCCTCTTGTACTCAGACTCCAGCTTTTCTCTGTCAAGCACGCAGGAGAGATGCAGGTGAAGGTATTTATTGACCTTACCATACATGATTGTGTAGGCATGGCATACGATGTATTTGCCTTCAGGCTCTACGTCTACCTCCAGACCTACCTTATTCTTGCCGAATACGTCACGCTGAATCTCCTGCAATCTAGGCAGAATCTTGTTGCGCAGATATTCTCTGCTCTTCTCTTCCCAGTTAGGGTTCTCTGATTTGTTCATAATCTAAAATATTGGTGAATAGTATGCGTGACAACCGCCACGCACATTTCAGCTCATGCACAATACTGCAATCTCAGAGAAACTCTTGGAGATAACCTCCTTGCTACGATAATCTCTATAGCCCTTAGTATTGTTATTGTGCCACTGGCGTGCAGCAATCTTGATCTTCTCCATCTCATGCATAAGCGCACGCTCAAAATTCTTCTGTGATTTCTTGTCTAACATAATTCAATTTGTTTAATGGTTCTACATAGTATGCCCAGGAAAATGCCTGAGCACATTTTGGCTACTTTCTGAGACCTACGAACATTGTAGTTCCCTCTGGCGTGTGCCAACCGTTAAGCTCTGAAATCTCATTTGCCTGGCTGATAACCGTCTTTCTCAGCATCACGTTCGCTCTGTGGCAGTTCACGCTGTCAATGGATACGGCTACAAGTGCAAGACACACGATAACAAACACTGCGATAAAAATTCTCTGTTTCATAATTCTATAATTTAATTGGTAATATTATCGTACTGCCTGGATTTCTCCAAGCAGAATTTAGCTAAATGTTCCCAAGCACAATTTTCGTACTTCCCAGATTCCTCACACTCCAGGCAGGATGAAATTCTCCAAGCGGAGTGTGGATCGCCACATCTCTCTGAAGAACCACCTGCCAATTATCGTACTTCTCCAGAATATTCCAAGCACAATTCCCCAAAATATTCCAAGCAGAATTACGGTAATATTCGTACTTGCCAAGCATAATAATGCCGGCACACTCTGAATAAATCCAAGCACAATTATCGTACTTGAATAAATAATCTGTCTCGCTGTCATAATTCTAATTTTATTGGTAATTGTTCCGTAGCCACACACGACAATTATCGTACTGGCTACGGATTTTTAGGCTCACGCCACGCAGAATAATGTAAGCACACCATTCTTTAGCGACCCGAATTCTACGTGACTCAAAATCTCCTGAGCATCTGCAATGATACTCTCAACCTCGCACATATCGAGGCATTTAATTCTTAGCGTACTCATAATTCTAATATTTTTGGTTATTGTTCCCTACAAGCGTAGGGAGATTAGGCTACTGAATTTCACTAAGTGGAAAATGCTTCTCCAGAACAACACCCAGCATTATAGCTAGAACGCTGCAAGCAGGCAAGATAAACCACATGTACTCATCGCAAAATTCCTTGATTCTCTGTTTCATAATTCTAATATAAATGGTTTGTAATTGTAGAGCGGAGATTTCTCCCCGCCCCGATTTAGCCTAAGGACGACACACCTATTTACCCCTTGTTATTTATTGTCTTGATTCTCTGCCGAAAACGTACCACCATTTTAACGGCTGCGGGTCTGTGCCACCCCTGTAACGCTTGAGTTGCGCCCTATTTTCCTTGCAGTGAATAGGGAAACTGCAAGAATTTTATAAGTGTTCCCACTGGTATGTAAGTTGTTGCGTTGCCGTGAGGTTTCTTGATTTTTTACTCACCTCCTTATAGGTCGCTCACTCCATCCACCACGATGGAGGGTCGATTTCTCGTGAATTTCACACGAACGCTCTTAAAACGTATAGAATATGAATTATGATTTCTTTCTAAAACTCTCATCTCGCTAGATGATACAAATCCCCTAGCCGTCGTGCCGTCTCATCTCATTCGACGCTCACGCCAGGAATTTTTGCGTATCTCTCGGATGGATGTCTCTGAGTAACACGTTACTCTCTCCCATCTCGGTGTGCCTCTCGCACTCTCGATTTACTGAGATACTTCTCTTGAATTTTGGCAATTAGTCCCATGAGGGAGAATAAATTCTCTCTCTGAGTTAAGCCCACACACCACGACAAGGTTTACCAAATTGTGTGGGAAAAATAAGGATACGACGACCCGCACCGCACATAATTTGTACGGTGTAAATTTCCCACTGGCTACCTGCTAAATAGTCAGTGGGGAAAATGTAGGGGTAAAAGATAGGTAGTTTTTCGCTACCTATCTAGTTACTACTTTTGTGCAGCGGCTAGTTTTGCCTGTAGCTCTGCTATTTGCTTTTGCAAATCTGTTATGCTTTCACTCTTCTTCTTTGCTACCTTTGCACCACTTGAAAAGGCTTGGTGTAATGAGCACAACTTAGAGCCCAAACGCTGCAAACTATCGATAATAGATGTTTGTTTGTCTTTGCCGTTGTTATCAAACCAAGTAAAGAAATTAGGCAATTTGTGTTTGCGAGAAAACTCGCTAACTGCTGAGCGTACACACTCAGTTTGCAAATTGCAATAGATTTCATCAGAAAGCACATACTTTGTGGCTAGTTTGTTATATCTTTCTCTAGCAACTTCTAACTCTTTCTTTGCGCTTACTACATCACTATCTTTGCACTCGCTTAATAGCTTTTTGCGGTAACTATTAAGCACTTCAAGACTTTGCGCCAAAATAGCACTACTTTTGCACTCGCTAACATAACTAGCGACCTTTGTACTGGCGTGCTCATAACCTTGAGCGCCTTTTACTTCTAGTTCTTTCATATCTAAATTGTTTAAATGAATAACAAGCAATATCGCTTGTTATCTACATAACTGCAAACCATATGCCAAACAACCAGTAAAAAATTGAGTATTTATGCATTTAACCTTTCGTAAGTACTTGATTTATAGGTAGTTAGCCGTTTGTAATAATTACAGCGTTTGTCAGTAGTTGTTAAGGTTTAAATAATTTAACGTTTTCGTCAACGTGGCAGACTTGTAACTATCTAATAATCAATTAGTTATAAAGCTATAGTGGCAGTAATTGTTAAATATTTAACTTAAGAAACATTAATCTTTACAAATTGCTAACTAATTGATTTATAGGTAGTTACGCCCGCCAAAGTGGCAGTTTATGTTAAGGTTTTTAACTATATTTGTAATAACCTTTTACCTATTTAGTTAAAATGTATTCAATAAGTTAAACACGAATATTTATGCATGAATAAATATGGTAAATATATTTTGGTCAAGTATCTTGTAATAAGTTTTGATGTTTCACGGAATAGCAATAATGCATATTTATGCAAGAAAATGAATATAAATAAAATTATAAAGCGTTGATTATTAAGGGGTTACGTAATTTTTTCATAAATATAAACCGGCAATTTGAAATAATTACAAAAATATTGTTTCACGATGGTTTACACTATATAAACCGACACAAAATGTAAATATTTCAGAGAAAACACCCCCACACCCCCTTTGTAGCTATAAATCAGCGCGGTAGTCACCTCATCTAAAAATTTTTTCTTCCGATTTTTCAGGCTTTTTGTAAAGTTTAATTAACTCTGCTACCAAAAGTAAATTTATGCATATTTATTCATTCGATATTTGTTAACATTTGATAACGCAAACTCTTACTTTGCAGACCAAACCATAAATGTATACCTATCCTTCATTTAATGTATACCATAAATGTATATTTATACCCTTTATTTACTAGGGTTTTACCGGATATTCAGGAAATTATCTGTATCTTTGTGTTGTCGATATTTTATAGACGACATGTTGTAAGGACGACCTGACACGTGTTATCCTTCAGAAAGCCCCTGTTTATCGGGGGTAATCCTACACAATAACGGAAAATTAATATTATTATTGTACATAAATGGAAAATGGTATTGCTATAGACACATTGCACGCTCAGCTGCTTGACCTTTCGAGGCATGACGAGTACGGCTTCGAAGAGCTCCGTTGTCAGGACTGGGGCAAGGCGAACTCTGAGAAGTACAACAAGCTGAAGTCTAATTTCATCAGGTCAATGAGACGTCTGGCGAAGAAGGCTCCGGTGAAGTACTACAACGGTGCTTACTACATGTTCAACGGCAAGATATACGAAGCTGTTCCGAAGATAGTCCTTGAGCAGGCTTACCAGCTGTTGCTCCTCGACCTGGCCATGGCTCCGATGCTCGGCATCAGCACGGTGATGAACAAGTCATTCATGGAGGTGATAGAGTGCTACAACATACTGAGACCTACCTTCGACATCGTTGCATTCGCCAACGGAGTTGTTGACTTCGGCAGCGGTCTGAAGTATCCGAACGTGATGCCGTTCTCTCCCGAGTACCATGTCACATACTATCATCCTTACGACTACAATCCGAAAGCGAAGTGTGACAGGTGGATGAACTTCATCAAGGAGGTCCTTCCGGACAGGACGTCAAGGATGATCCTCCAGATGTTCCTCGGCCTCGGTCTCATACAGAGAGGTACTGCATACAATCCGTACGAGGGAAAGGAGTCATCGAAGATTGAGCTCTGTCTTCTCCTTATAGGTACGGGAGCCAACGGAAAGAGTGTCATCTTCGACGTTGCCTGCAACATATTCGGCAAGGACAGGATAAGCAAGATGGACTACGCTGACCTCACTGCCGACGGAGACGAGGGAATGAGGGGAAGGTATCCCATCAGGAACGCCATCTTCAACTGGTCCTCCGATTCCGACCCGAAGAAGTTCGGAAGGAAGAACACCGGTATGTTCAAGAGACTCGTGAGCGGTGAGCCTGTCCCGATGAGAAAGCTCGGCAGGGATATCCTGGAGGGGAACTCAATCCCCTACCTCATCTTCAATCTCAATGAGCTTCCGTTCCCAGACGATGCTTCGCTCGGATTCATCAGGCGCTTGCAGTACGTGAGCTTCGACGTGACCATACCAAAGGAGAGGCAGGACCCGGAGCTGGCGAGCAAGATTATTCGTGAGGAGCTGAGCGGAGTGTTCAACTGGATATTCCGTGGCGCGATGGAGCTGAGGAGCAGGAAGTACAGGTTCCCGGCAGCTGAGGGAAGCAGAAGGCAGCTGCTCATCTCTCTTCTAGGAAGCAATCCTATATATGCCTGGATAAGGGCGTATGATATGAGGTGCAGCCCAGAGGCGAGGGGCGAGATTTCGGAGTGCATGCTTGCCAAGGAGATGTATGAGAGGTTCGTCGAGTTCTGCAAGGCAAACGATGTCGAGGAGAAGGATATCCCTACGATTCAGAAGTTCGGGCGTGATATGAGCGACAAGTACGGCTTCTTCAAGAAGAGGTCACAGGGCGGAATGACGTATCAGGTGTACGGTGCGCAGATGATTGACCTGAAGCAGGAGCTTCTCATCAATGACGTGAAGAATAAATTGCGTGGTGAGGAGGACATCAAGCAGCCGGAGAGCTTCATTCAGCCTGATGATTAACGATACTGGTGGCCGCAGGGCGGTGGGACATGCCTTCGGGCATAAGTCCGGGCAGATAGGAGGTTCGAGTCCCTTCCACGGTCGGCGGCCACCATTAAAACAGATTTCTATGATAGACAAGGAATATATCAAGGAGATTATCTCCTGTATCACGAAGAAGAAGGCTGACGGGAATATCGTTCCGGCTACCGCTTCAATGCAGGAGATTATGACTGCTGTTCGCGAGGATGTCCTGGAGTGCATGAGGACCATGTGCAACGAGAGGGAGATTGCGGTGAACAGGACGTTGAATAGTGTTTCATTTAAATGTTTGTAGCTTATGGAAGATGTATATTATTTGCCTCCGGGTACAGGTGAAAACTTTTATTTCGCCACCAATCCATTCGATAAAGATTACATTCGAGGAGTAGATGAAGCTGACGGACCAAGTTTTAGTGGCGAGTTTACTCTTGATCTTGAATCCAGAGAAGGCTTAGACGAGCTGCTGCTCGAAATCCTCTACGGCGACAGAATCAGGAAAACCATTGAACGCCTCAATAACGAGTGGCTGAAGAAGATGTGGAAGGTTTCTGATGACGATATTAGAACGTTTCGGAGTATTCAAGTGTATGATTTTCTAAAGGAGAGATGGTCATGAGAAGACATCACAATCCGAACAAGGTTCCTCCGTTCAGGCCAGACCCTGAGCATTGGACCAGGAAGGTTCATTCCTGGAAGGCAAAGGTCGCATACGAGACCGAGGATGATGCTTGGGAGTTTCTAAATCAGAATCCGAAGTTAAAGGCACTTGGTTGGCATCCTTACTTATGCAAGGTTTGCTCAAAGTGGCATATTGGAAGATTACATAATAAATAGTTGAGATATGAAAGAAAAAGATGTAAAAATAGGAGCTATATTCTCTACGGACATCTCGTTTTTCGACCACGCAGACGAGAAAACAAAGGAGAATGTGCGTAGATACAAGACGAAGGACAATAAAGTGTTTTGTGAAATTATAGACGTACATTATTCTCTATATGGCACGTCATATTTCTCAGTTTACGTGAAAGGTTCTGAATACGGACCGATCGTTGTTCCATTCGGGAATGATATTAGTGGTTGTAAAATGGTATTAGATCAGGAGGATGTTGCAAAAATCTTCATGATGGCCAATGCTTATATGGAAGCCATGGTTGTTAATGACGAACAGAAATGACAGAATAGTTGAGAATATGAAGAAAAAAGGATATTACGAATACGACCAGCCAATCTATCCGCACAAGTTATGTGTTGCCATAGGAGTTAAATACGAGGATATATCAAAGTGTTTTTCAAACTATGATGGCTCAGATATTGAAGAATACGACTTCAAGCGTTGTGATGGATATACATATTGGGGATGCATGGCGAAAAATGACAGAAGAAAGTGCATTTTGCTGCTATTCGAGAATACAAAATGTATGACCATGAACACCTGCTGTCATGAAGCCACCCACGCTTGCGAACATATCGAAGAAGAGATTGGTATGGAACATGGCGGCGAGGCATCTGCTTACTTGACTGGCTGGATTGGGTCTTGCATCAACAAGGCACGCTTGGGCAAAGGCGATTTTATTGAGATTAAAGATAAGGAGGAATAGCTTATGAGGAATTACTGCTATAAGGTTTCAAAGAATGGTTGGAGAAGTCACGATAAGATAGATACCATTACAGGCATTAACGTGTACGAACTTAGCCCAACAAAGCATAATTCAGAGATTTGCTCAAAAGGTGTGATGTGCGAGGTTTACGAGGAAGGAACGTTCTATGATGAGCATGATGAGTTTTATTTCCAAGCAAAGAATACTGTCAAGGCTTCAAAAATCGGATTCTCGCATTATATTAACCGAGACTTACAGAAGCTTGGTGAGAGGAACGTTAGATTGTTCTTGATGGATGAAAGTATTTCTTTTGATGATGCTATGGCATTGTCTGAATCGGAGGCTTACAAAAAGTGTAAGGAGTATTATGGACGTTTAGTTAAGAAATAGCTTATGAAATGTTACAAAGAAAATTTGTTTATCGCGCCCGCGTCATATTTTATCAAAAACCTCAAAGGCCAGGAAAAGAGAAAATTCGCAAATAAGGTCTTTCAATACGATGGTATGGTTTGCGGAATGGTTGAAGAAATCAACGTTGAGAACACGCGGTTCTTGGCATCATTCAAAGCTCCAGACGAAAACTACGTAGATCAAGTAGTAACTCTATCAATAGACTGTTACGGAGCTGATTTGAGCAAATTTCACCGCGTAAGAAGTGTCAAGAAAATCAATTTCTTCAACTTTCTAAAAATTAAAGAGCAGGATATTATAGACATAATTAAAAATAAAGATTATGATTAAGAAAGAAGATATTAAGGTAGGTCTTGTATTCACTTTGTGTGAAAAAAGGGAAAAGGATGAGAGAGGATGGATTTTGCATTCTGTAGCATCTGGTGGATTCGGTGTTCTGCTTAAAGACAAAGTGGATCTTCCGGTCTTGTTCAAGATAGTTGACATAAAAGATAACCGTGTTACAATCGAGACGGTACGTGAGTTTTTTGTGATGGGAAATAGTCACAATACGATTTCTTGTAAATTGGAGGAACAGTGGACTACCACAAGATTCTGTTTTGGTATAAAGGAATTTAACCGAATGATTACAGAAACAGGAAAAAAATGGTTGTCTATGGAAGAAATCATCAATTTGCGTAAGTGCGCAAACAGTCTTTCAGAAGAAACCGTAAACAAACTGAACGGAGTGCGCGACATGTCGCAAGATGTCATGCTCTTTAATAGAATTACTGGGGAGATGCAAGAAACCTATATCAAGAAGAATCACGACTACGGAAATGCCTTTTCTGAGATGTATGATGAGCTTGGTATCAACTACGGCTACGGAAAGATACGAGAGAAAGTGAATCGCATCAAGACATTGAAGGACAATGAGGCGCAAGTTGCTAATGAACCATTGGAAGATGCTCTTCTTGACTGCGCTAACTATTGTATCTTGACATTGATGGAATATCAAAAACGTAAGGAACATGGAACAGACTGATTACACTTGCAAGGATTGCTTCTTCTTCAAGAATGGAGCTTGTAACGATCCTAACGAGATTAGGTTTACTTCTGAGGAGAATCCATCTTGCATAGGTTTCGAGTATAAGGAAATAAAAGTTGAACTTTAAAATATTGTTATCATGGCATTACCATTTGGAAAGACTATCAAGACAAGACACTTCACAGTGCTGAAGTTCAGTAAGAGCTTGTCTAAGAAAGAAGTTGCTTCACTCAGAGAGGATATCCCTGCTGAGATCAAGAAGCATTTACAGAGAGGCTCGCTGCCTTTCATCAAGATTGCTAACATTGCCGGCACATGGGGTATTGAATACTCTATCGGTACATCTATGTACGCTGCACTCGATGAATGTGTTCCTGTGGCCGTAGGAGACCATTACGAGTTCTCCAAGGACGATGGAAACATCATCGAAGCATTTGCCCAGCTTATGTATGCGGATACATCGTTGCCTGGCGATGCAGAATACACGGCAGGCAAGTTGAAGCTCCGTGACGAGTACCTTGCCCGTGAGTCTGCGAGACTGAATGCTGCTGCTGACAAGGGCAAGACAGAAGAGCAGCTTCGCAAGGAGAGCGATGAGGCTGTTCAGGAGGTTATCGACCGCGATAAGCACGCCGAGACTCTTCTTGAGATGGCAGAGCAGATTAAGAAGGAAGGAGGCAAGGATGAGCGATAAATTACTTGAGGTCGTTCAAGACCATACTTCCCTAGTACAGGCGCTCCAGTTTATTTTGGAGGCCGCAGAGACGAAGAAACTGCCATCATACGGCGTTCTTCCTACGTTTAATGACGATATGCTTGAAGATCGGATCAGAAAGACTCTTGAACTCATCACTGGAGAGAAGTATCCTGATTGAGTTTAAATTTTTCTTCTACTTTATATATATAGTTGAGGGGCAGCATCTGTGAAGACGCTGCCCCTCTTAGTTAACCAAAATAATTTGAATTATGCTCAGCAGAAAGAATCTGTGAACATTAATCGTTTGCAAAGGTACTTGGTTTTGCTGAATTACTAGTAAAACAAAGCTACTTTAACACGAATTTAACTATTTCTTCTTCTTTTGGAATGTCGCCTGTCCGTTTTTAAAGATAATGCAGTCCTCGCAGCATCGTGGCATCGACAGAGGAATGTAGTAGTGGACCACATTATTTTCTGTATCAATCTCGTCCTGCTTAATCTTGTTATAGTCGGCGATGGATGCAACTATCTTGAGCCACTCAGGTGATCCATACTTGGCTTTTCGCTGAGCCAATACCAGGTCTTTGAGAATTTGCTCCTTGGAGGTAGCTTTCGCTAACTCTTCAGGAGAAAGCTCTTCAGCGTCCTCGTTCTTTGCTTTCTTGCCCTGCACCTCTGCGATTCTCTTCTGAACGGACTCCTGGGCTTCTAGCTTATTCATCTCGTTTTCGAGGAATGATTTCTCCCAAACACCTATTCCTTCTCCCTGGAATGCGATGGCCCAGCTGTCACGGACGGACATGCCAGAACCGCGGAGACTGGCGTAGATGTAATAGCGAGGGTCTTTCATCTTGAGAGCCTTCGCCTTCTTGTACGTATCGACGGATAACGTGTATCCTTTTGTTTCTTCAATCATAGTCTTATTTCTTTTTATTATCCTTGAACGCAAATACCGTGTAGCAGTAGCAACTATTATTGGATTGCTAATACAAATCGGAAACCGTCCTTAACAATATTTCCATTATGCTTTATATTGTGTGTTCTCAAGTAGCCGCGGCCCATTCCGTTGTCTCGCTCTGCATTCCTCATAGAATCATACCAAGAAACCAAGTACCCTTCAGAGTCATATTTGAACACATGTATCACTTTCGAAAAGCCTCTACCAGGCTCATATTTCTTTAATGGCTCTCCATGGAAAGCAAAACGATAGCCTTTGTAGCTTTTTGTCACACCCTGACATGCAAGATACAATCCTCTACGCTGAACTCCTAGTTCTTTACAGACCTCGTTGCTACAATCGAAAGTCTTTAGGAAAGTACCTTTCATATCATAAACGTCAATAGGTCTATTGTTGCCATTTGCAATATATGACTCTTTTAGACGCTTCATGTGATTACCATAATTTATATTATACTTCTGTGTACACCACTCTAAGTTATCGTGCCTATTGTTTGACTTATCTTCATCCTTGTGATTTATAATCGGAAAGTTGTTTGGATTTGGGATAAATGCAGATGCAACAAGTCGATGGACATAAAAACGTCTTCCTTTATTGAATTTCCAAAGTGAAACGAATCGGTAACCGTGCCCATTGTCGCTATGTGGCAGAATGTGTCCTTTTGCGATTTGGCCTCCAGAATTCGGCTTCACTCTGTCTAAAGAGCGAACTCTTCCCATGTTGCTAACCTGATACATACCTTCGTATCCTTCAATGTCTTTCCAAATTTCAATACTGTTATCCATCCTCAGTGATTTTAAAAGTTACCTCAGTGATTAAAAGAAAGGGAAGGCCCACTGAGTTAGCCTTATCAGTTGGTAGCTACTCCAACCTATCCCAATGCAAATATACGAAAAATACTGCATATTTATGCGTTTTACTGCATATTTATACAGTATTTTTATTATTTTCTCCGAAAAACTAGCTCAACACGGCAAGCGCAGTTGGGATGCGCCGGGATAACCATCGTATCTAATGGATGTATATACCCACATAGGTCATCACACACCGGGCAGTTGTAACTACTTCCTCTGTGAACAAAGTAACCGACAGCTCCACTCTCCTGCCCATACTCCTGCTCTGCCTGTCCCCACGCCAAAGCAATCACTTGAGAAGCATTTCTTACGATATTCTGATAGGCGTTCTTGTAGTAACCCTTTCCGTAAGAAGGAACATCGATGTTAATGTCCTTTCTCTTCGCCTTGGTAATGACTGATGTGTGATATGGGTCCTTGTAGCCGGTTCGGATGGAAGATAGTAGCTGCTGGTCTGAATATCCCATAAGAGTACCCGCCTTGATCATCCTCACAATATCTTCAGCAAAGTTACCGAGATAGACGGCGTTTCTTTCGGATGTTGTCTTTCCGTAGATGTCGCTGACGAGAAACGATTCGATGTTCTCGCTGTCAATCCCGAGAATCTTGCATGAAGCCTTAGAATAAGCAGAGATGTAGCTGTTGATACTCTCCTCTGCCTCAGCAGTAACATTCTTGGCGTAAGAGAGCAGGGCCGACTCGTTTGTGAGCCTGCCCGCACCTCTGTATCGCTTACTTGCGGTAATTACCTTTTGTGTCGATTTCCAGAGAATATCTGATATGTGGTCCTCGCAGTTTCGGATTGCCTGCAAGCGCTTCCTGCTGTAATCGACAGAACGTTTTAACTCATCCATAGGCTTACTTCTTTACGGTCTTCCAGTTGTTACGGCCCGGCCAGTTGCCGTTCTCATCCCAGTCTGTCCCGCTTTTGTTCGGTCTGCCAGCGCCACGACCAGTACGTACGTTTCCGCTGCCTCCAGTCTGAATCTTCGCTGTTGCCCTCTGCTCCTCGATTGCATTTTGAGTTTCGTTATCCGCACGTTGCATATCCATGAGGAGGTCCTGCTGGTCCTCTTCCTTCTTCTCACGCATGATACGGTCATATTCATCGTTAACAGGGAAGTCTGGGCAACGCTCAGATGCAGTCTGCTTTGAGAGGAAGTTGTTCTGAACAGCTGTCGCTAAGTTTGTTATTATTTCAGATTTATTCTGATGCACATAGATTTCCACCCAAGCGTGAATAGGAAGACCGGTCATAGTAGCCATGCTGTTTTCTTCAACTCCGATACCATACTTTGAGATACGAACAAGTTGATCCAGGAACGGATGCATCTTCTTAGCATCGTTCTCAGCAACCTCGATGGCAGGAGAATAGAGCAGCTTGATGGCAACGCCCGGAAGGTCACCCGACTTCAGCTCCGGTGGCTTTACTGTGAACGAAAGCTCATAGATGAGGTCATACGACTTGTTGAGCTGTGTTGCAAATGCATCGGAAGCGTCTGTTCCGTTAATGAAGTCAGCATCACCATTCGTATCGGTAATCTGAATCATCTTAGCCGATCCGTCTGTATCTCCAACAACGGTGATGTCGTCACCATCGCCCTTCAACTTCATTATAGGGAAGGCGTAAGCCTTGTTGTTCTCGCAGAGATAAGAGAAAGCTTCCTCGTAGTCCTCGATGTTCTTCTGTACAACAGACCAACATGGGCCGTCATCGTTTCTTACGTATGCAACAGGGATAAATGGGAAGCCGTGAGCTTTCTCTTCAACGCAAGTGTAGTCGTCGATTCCGAATATCTTGGCAATTCTCTTGATAGTCTCCTTGACCTTGCCTTCGTTAACCTGCTTCTTGAATCTGTAGAATGTCTTGTCATCCCATACCTCTACCCATTCAATCTTTTCATTACCTTCCTCATCGAAGTCGTAATACTTGCGAGCAAACACAACGAGTTCACCAGTAAGAGGGTCGAATTGAGGATACAATGTGTCTCCTCTATCGAAAGCCAATGTGCGAGTACCGAATTTCTTGTTTTTATCGAAGAATCCGACTACAGCAGCCTCAGCAACCTTCATGTACGAACTTACAGCCTCATAGTGACGAATCTCCATATCGTGCATATACCATCCCTTCTTGAACTTGGCAAGGAGATTAATATACTCTTTCTGTTTCTTCATCTCAAGATCACCGGCAAGCTCAAACTGAATATCGTTACCTGTCATATGGAGAACGTGCTTCGTATGAATAACTTGCTGGAAAGCAAATGCCGTTCTTTGAATCTCCTGGACATACCATTTCCCGTTTTCCGGGTTCTTTCTCCAGATGTCAGGGTAGAGATCCTTGTCGAAGATTTTGTGGGACGTAGGATAGAACTCACGAAGGAAGTCCTTCTGAGTCTTAATCACTCTGTACAATGTATCTTGCGGCATCTGAGGGTCTTCATTGTCGGACACCTCGTTCCTGTAATAGCCATCGTGGGTCATGTACCCCTTTGGCGTAAGTTCAAAGAAAGGCTTCTTTACCAGAATCTTTCTGAAATTTGTTACCTTGATAGCATCCATAATCCTTTTACCTTTTTATTTTTCTTTTTTGTTAAACTGAATATCATTACATAGAACCAAGATTCAAAGAAGTCAGGCGAGTGCCCGACATATTTCTTGGCAATCTTCTTAGGTAATAGCTTGAATCCCCTATCATCGCTATTCTCGTCACGTCTGAGCATCTTACGCTCTTTCTGAAGAATCTGTCTGAGAGGAACCTTGTCAAATCCGTTTCCTGAATACTTTCTTTCAAGCAGGGCTGAGTCGATGGAAATCTGTTTCTCCTTTATCATCTTATAGAATAACCACGCACACTGAGACTTCAAATCCTTATAGAGGTATTTGATTCCTTCTTCTTCCTGATGGTTCCTAGCGATAGGTGCTGCCTGGTTGTTGAATGGGACGGCATCTTTGAAAAATCCCTTGAAATACTGACCGATACCCTGCATATCGTAAGTGAAGTTGCATTCCTCAACGCCCCACTCTCTCAGCTTAGCCTCAACTACCGAAACAAGTGTCTTAGGGTCCAGCCTCAGAACAACCAAGTCTTTGCAGTGCCATCCTTCCCAGAGCCACATCACGAAGTTATCGCCGCCGGTGAATGCGATATCGGCAGAGGCTCTGCGCTTTCCGTCTCCTGTTTGTTCTGAGTTGTCGTAGATTTCATCAAGGTCTTCCATCTTGATCATGTCATCTCCGGCAGATTTCCAGTTCCAGTTAGCTTCCAGGTCGCGCATACGCTGTTCCTCATCCTGTTGGGCAAGATTGGCGATATATGATGCATCGGTAGAGATAAGCTTGATGTTCTCTGATACATCTGCACGGATGAATGTCGCCGACTTGATGAACATTTCGAGCTTTGTATAACCAAGTTCCTCATAGCTATCCTTCCAAAGGCTATCGATGATGCCTTTACACTGCTCGTACACCTCTTCTCTCGTATTACCCCAGTAGATTGAGTCAGGCGTATCGCCGTCCATGAAGCAGTATCGTATAACTCCGTCCCGTTCCGGTATGATGTAGCCGTTCTCGTCAACCCACCAGTCAATGAACTTTCTCACCCAAGATTCCGGGTCTGGGTTACAGGTAATCCAGAAGCGATTTCGGATATGCGCTGCGTTTCGATTGTTGGTCAAGAGGTACTTGAACTTCTTGTATGGGCACTGAGTACCCTCATCGATGCAGACATAGGCATACTGGCGACCCTGGAATCGTGTCTTGAAGTCCTGATAGGCTCCAGCATAGTACGAGAATTTGAGCCATCCTCCGTTATCGAAGTTCCAGGTCATGTCATTTTGTGACTTATTGTAAGTTCCAAATTTGGAGAACAATTTATAAGAGTCTGTAACTAAGGACTGTAAGTCGTCTTTTTCGTTACGAAGAATTGTTGCATGAAAATCTGGATTTTTAATATCCTTCAGAACTTCCATTAGGGATGAGAACGATTTGGAGCCGCCTCTCGAACCGCCAACTATCTTAATATCAGCGTCTATAGACAGCATGCGTTCCTGACCGCCACGCTGAGCTATAATCTTCAGCTTGTCGGGATGCTTCTTGTCGGCGTCTCTTAATGATTGGATATACTCTTGAGTGTAAATAGGCTCTCCGTTATCCAATTTTAATCCTGAAAATACATCTTTCTGCATAAATATACATTTAATACTGCAAAAATATACAATTTTTCTTGATAATTGCATATTTATTCGTATATTTGCAAAATAAAAGGTATATTTATACGTTTTCGAGGTGGAGGGACCACTTTCGGGATAACATTTTAAATCAACAAACAACATGACAAGAGAGGAACTCTTAGCATTAGTGAACAAGGAGGTTGATACCACCAAGTTCAAAGAACTTAGCCAAAAGACCATCGATGAGGAACTTGATGATGTTTTGGAAGATTTCGGTGATGACGAGGAAGCAAATTCCAAGTTGGTTACCAAGTTAGCAAACCGTCTGAAGCGTATCAACGGCAACTTGCACAAGAATATCTCTGACGAGGTAAAGAAGAGCAAGGAGGAAGCTGAACGCAAGAAGAAGGAAGAGGAAGAGGAGCGTAAGCGCAAGGAGGCTAAAAAGGGTGACGATCCTGACGACAAATACTCCAAGCTGCTTGAGAAACTCGAAGCTCTCGAAAAGGCTAACGCAGAAAGAGACAAGAAGGCTGCAAGGAAGGCGACCATCGAGTCTGTAAAGGCAGGTTTGAAGGATAAGTTCGACAAGGCAAACCTTGAAATGAAGAACTACTTCCTCAATGCTGCAATCGCAAAGCTGGAGATTCCGGACGAAGATGCCGACATCGACGACCTGGTTTCTAAGGCTGAAAAAATCTACACCGCAGAGTACAAGGAAGCTACTGGTGAAAACGGTATTCCTGCAAAAGGCAGTCGCACGTCTAGCGGAAGCACGTCCACAGATGATGACAAGTTTATGGAAGAAGTGGCCGAGCGTCGAAAGAAAAGATTCGGCGGTGGAGACAAGAAGTAATTTCAGGATAACAATTTTAAAAAGGTAAAAAGATTATGGACAACACTTCTATTTCCTACATGGAACAGATGGGTACTCGTGGTATGTTGAACCACGGTGCGACCATCATTCAGACAGAAGGTAAGGTCGGCGGAACCCGATACGTGTTTGCCGGTCTTGAGGCGCTCATTAAGAATGCCTTCGTTCACCCACCTATTGGTGGTAAGCTCGTCAACCCATTCAAAGGTCAGGCTAAGATTTACGCCGGCGACTTGATCGAGCACGACCTTGGCTTTACAGCAGGCAACGAAGGTCCTGGTGCTACAATCAAGATTCTGAAGGCTTACGGCGTGGCAAAGGCTACTACTGCGGCTACAGACACAGACATCTACATCGTTCGTAACGGATTCGTTCACATCCCGTTCCCTGGCGATACCATCATGGTCGGTCAGAAGGACTTCAAGACAAAGGCAAAGGGTGTGACCGTGACCGCCGTGGAGGCAACCACCGACACATCGGTAGGCGACGTATGGAAGCTGACCCTCTCGGAGGCGCTTGGCGCATTGAGCGCTGGCGACGTGCTGGTGGAGGCAGAGAAGGCAGGCGCGAGCGTGCTGCCAATGGTAACCAACCCTAACTGCTTTGCTCCGAGCGACAACGATTTCCCTTATTTCGATGCCGGCGGCGACAAGTATCACAAGCCTCGTACAAACGTCAACTTCTGTATGTTGAATCCAGACTGCGTTATGTGGCTTGACCGCATGGGTCCTGTTCCTCCTGCTGTTAAGGCGATGAACAAGTCACTCTACCCAGAGTTCTGGCACATTTAACCTATTGTATAACGTAAAAAGATTGATTCAGGATTATGGCAAAAATTGATATTGGTGTCGAGCAGCTTGCGAAGTTCTTCACTGGTAAGGGTAACAACACTTACCTTCAGAAGTTCGTCAATCGTGACGGCGTACTTCGCTGTAACAACGGCTGGTATCTGACACAGGGTGACATTGATCCAGATCTCACCCCTACATCTAACAATGGTGATGCAACCTTCAAGGTTCGCACACGTACATTGAACCCTGCAACCTTGATGAACCTCCGTGCTCCTCTCGGCGAGGGCTATCAGAACGACCATGAGGGTATTGAGTGGTACACCGCTTCAATTCCAGACTTCGCTGCTGACGGCTTCCGTGAGACTGCGACAGAGCGTTACCACAAGATGAAGCTTCTCCAGGATGAGTTCGGCAACGACGCTGACCTGGTTGATGCTTACCTCGACAAGGTACAGGTATTGTACGACTCACTCGACATGACTATGACCTACATGTCAGCCCAGTTGAGTTCGACAGGTTTCATCGACTACGACAAGATTGGTCGTGGTATCCAGGAGCCTCTGTATGACGCAAAGGTTCCAAAGGAGAACTTCAAAAAGGCGGGTACGCTTGCCTGGAACGATCCAAACTGCGACTTGCTTGAGCAGATGCGCAAGTTTGAGGAGGATTGGCGCAAGGAGAACATCGAGTACCGCAGTGTACCTCTCGTATGGCAGATGACCAAGAACGACTACAATAACGTATTCTTGAAGAACAAGCAGATTGCTGAGTTGTACAAGAGCTGGGCGAACGCTAACTTTGTGGCAGTTTTGCAGAACTACGGTCCAAACAACGCAATGTTCTTGAAGTCTGTTGTCGACCTCAACGGTCTTTCTCCTATCGAGATTGTCGATGAGGTTGAGCACAACAAGCGCTTCGATGGCACAGTTACAGAGATTCGTGGTTGGGCAGACGGAACAGTTGTTCTTCGTCCTGCTGGCAAGCCTTTGCGTTTCATGCGTAAGGAGATCCTTGACAAGCGTATCTTTGACACCCTTGGCAACAAGCTCATTGATGTGGCTTGGGCGCAGACCAACAACAAGCTTGGCTTGCTGCGTAACATGATTACCGCGAACGGTCTCTACCAGGAGTTCAAAACAGACTTGTTCCTCGCTTCTGTTCCTGCTATGCTCGATTCTCCTTACCGTTGGATTATCGACATTACCAAGAAGGGTTAATTTCTTAACGTAACTAGATTGTATGACTATGGATTCGGAGATGAACATTTACACTGTGAACGACTACCTTATTAATAAGGTGAAGTTCGAGATGCCGATAAAGGCTCTGTTGGGCATCATGCACGACAGGGAGCTTGAAAATGGCATCGACCTCGAAGCCTGCGACAAGGACAAGGTGAGACTTGCCTATGCTGACATGCTGAAATGGTTTGTTCTTGGTCCGAGCAAGGTGAACAACACCTCCGATTCCGATAACGGATGGACTCATTCGGGAGGTGGCTATGACATGTCGGACAACGACAGGAGCGAGATGAAGGCAGAGGCTAACGCTATCTATGCGGAGCTGGAGCCTGATTCGATGCTCAAGAAGAAGTCCACCTTCCGGGTGACCTCCCACGGAGTAAAGAGGGCGAATTATTCTCCTTGGGGAGAACCTCTCCATCACATCATCACATAAGGCGTATGGAAAAGGAAAACATCAGAAACCCAAGATACCCTCACATCATCAAGATCGTGAGAAAGGTCGTCGGAAAAGCTGACCCTGATGACCCGTTTGCCGATGATGATGCTCCAGCTGGTGAGGACAAGGAAATCATTCTCTACTATGGCGAAGGCCGCAGCTACACAGATACTACTACAGAGGGAGACAAGAACGTCGACCAGAACAAGAGGAAGGCATCGATTCCGGTCAGATATGACGAATGGGATGCTAGTAAATGTCCTCTTGACGGCGACACCATCTACTCCACTGTCGGTAACAATACTGAGGTAGGTATGGTAAAGGACTGCGAGCCGGATAATAACAGGACTGTTGTGTATTGGAATTTGACAAGGGTTTAAATTATGACAAGTTTATCAGGTCAGTTTTTACAGGTCGAGAAGAAAATCCGTCAGATGGCTGTAGCAAAGATGCAGCAGAAGATGGACCATGCGGCTGAAATGACAATGAAGGCTGCTGACAAGTCTCGAAACTATGATGACGTAACCGGTAACTTGTACAAGTCAACAGCCATCGGTACATATTACAACGGCTCATTGCAGTCGATTCATTATGCTCCAGGCCCAGAGCCAACCCGAGTAACCCTTGCTGCTGGAGAGAGATACAACCTCGATAAGTATTATCGCAGTTCGTTCTCCTTCAAAGACAGCGGAAGGAGACCTTACAAGGGTGAATACGGAGAAGGTGGTGAATATGGTCCAAATGCGGCGTGGGATGAACTTGTTTCAAGGGAGCACAACAAAGGAAAGTACGATGCTACATGGCAGATGCTTCTAGTTGCCGGCGTAGATTACGCAAAGTTTGTCGAGGTGAAGAGAGGTCACGACGTGATTACCTCTCTTAGAGAATATTTGGTTAGATACTTTAGAACGATGTAAGATATGGTTAGTATTAAGACTCTATATTTCGATGTCGGCAATGCAATGGATGGGATTTGCGACAAGCTATACTCCCGGAGCCGACCAAAAGCAGTTGATACGAAAATCAACAGCTACATCGTGGTATACTTTCCATCTAGTATCTACAATAACGAGATGAACTCAAGTGGAGTTTACAACTATTTCACCACTACAGCTCAAATCGAATTGTATGTGCGCGATAAAGCTTCAGCAAGAAATCCAAACACATTTGATGTTTCTAGCGTTGACGAGAAAGTCCAGGAGATTATGGACAGATTTCCAATCTCCACAAAAAATCTCATTGTTTCAAATCCTCGTATAACACTACAGACAGACGACGGCGCAGGTTTTTCCGTGACGATCATACAGGGAAGGTTACGTACTAAATAGGTATTCAGTATAACAATTTAAAATATTTTAGATTATGGCTATGACAACTATTGACAAGATGAAGGACATTTTTAATGGTCCTAAGACTCTGCTCTACTCAAAGGCTATTACCGATTTGAGCAAGGCTACAGTTGACATCACCCCAGAGGTTGAACTTCCTGTTACAGTTGACTCTCTGAAGGCAACCATGGATGACCCAACTATCAACCACTACAAGGTTATCGGTCTGGCTGGTGACTGGGCAACTACCGCAGAGCTCGGCGACTTCAACGTAGAGTTCGTTGTTCCTTCAAAGGCAAAGGACTTGCTGACAATTATGTTCGGCGAGGACGCTATCACAGAGCTGACCAAGGTTACTCTGAAGGGTACTGGCGATGCTACTCTCGACGCTACTACCGGCTTTACAGGTATTGCTGTTGAGCCTAAGAAGTTCAAGATCAAGGGTACTATCGTCATCGTTGATGACGAGAAGGAAAACCTCATGGTTATCACCAATATCGCTCTCTACGCTACCTTGCAGTGGGACAACTCAGGTACAGAGCCGGTTGCATTCAAGTTCTCTGGTTCTATCGAGGGTGCAGGTAAGCGCAGTATCGCTTGGCTTACTAAGGGCACAACAACTGGCGACGTGTAAGGCTTCTTTAGGTAATTAGATTCAGGATAACAAACCGTTGGGCGGCAGGCTAATCAACAGCCGTGCCGCCCTTCTTCATTTAATAGCATACAATCATGGCAGAAGAAAAGAAAATTGAGCAGCCTTCAGTGGACTTGCAGGAGTTGCTTGACAGCGTGCTGCACGACGAGCCTACCGAGTTCGTGTTCCGTGGAAAGAAACACAAGCTCGGTTGGCTTCGCAAGGGAACCATGAGCAGGTGTTCTCATATCAGGGCAAAGGAGAAGAACGAATGGAAGCGCAACGTCAAGATTTGTGTCTGCATTCTCCTCAACAACATCTGGAAGATACGATTCCTGTATTGGATCTACTGGCGCTGGCTCTACTACATCAAGGATGTTGACGTGACCGAGGTTCTGAGAGTCCTCGATGTTTCTAAAAAAAAAATTCCATCGAACGCATTCTCACTGGCTACCATATTAGCGACCGGGATGACGGACGTGATGATGACGATGACGAGGAGCGAAGCAAAAGCTATCCAAGCAGAACCAGCTGGGGAGCAGCCTTCTCACTAGCGGAGAAGTTCGGTTTCCTCTTTCAGCGCAAGTACTTCATCGCAGCCTACGACTACTGGTGGGGCTATTCATCGGCGCAGATTGACCTCATGGTTGCAGACCAGCCTCTTGTCGTATATCCTAAGACCAAGAAGGAAGGCGGTCCGAAGAAGCATACCAAGAAGGAGATGGATGACCTCTACGACAGATGGATGGAGAAAAAGAAGAATGAGGGAAGCCTCGTTGGCAAGAAGATAAGTCTTGCGGATTACTTAAACAATAAACTCTAATTTTAAAATATTCAGGATATGGCAGGTGGAAATTTAGGTGACTTGTGGTTTGACTTAAACATTAAAGACAGCAATGTTAGGTCAAAACTGAAAGAAATTTCAGAAGCACTTTCGGAGTTGGATCTAAAAACTGAGTCCGGAAGAAAGTCTGCTGAGAAGTTATTTAAGAACTTTAATAGAGAGAATAGCAAAGAAATCGCTGAGGATTTTAAAAATATAGCGGCCCAAATGGGCATTCAGGCTCAGGAAACTGCAAATCTCAGCAAAAGACTGAAGGAGTTATCGGAACTAAAAGCAGACATTCTTCGTAGAGACAAGGAACAATCCGAGCACGGTAACTTTGTTGCGATGAAAAATGAAGCGCAGGCTGCACTTGATTTAACAAATAGATACAATGAACTTGCCAAGTTAAAAGAAGATATCTTAAGACGCGACAAGGAAATGGAAGCTCAAGGGGCTTTCGTGACGCTTGTTAACGAATCGAGACAGGCGCAGGAACTTAATGAGCGTTACAGGGAAATGCAGCAACTGAAATCCGCGATTTTGGAGCGAGACAGACAGTCAACCGAGCACGGTAACTTTGTTGCGATGAAAAATGAAGCGCAGGCTGCACAGGAGTTAGCTGTCAGGGAAAGAGAACTCGCTGAGTTGCGAAATGCCATCGTACGCCGTAATGAAGAAATGATTGCTGCCGAAAATAGGCTAAGAGAAGCGACGGAGCGAACTAACCAGGCTAGAAGAGAAGCAATTTCTGTATCTAGGAAACAGGCAGAATCCCTTGTACGTGATAGAGTTAAGGAACTTGAAGCACAAAGACAACAGATCCAAGGTTTATTTGGAAGTGGAAAGAATGTATTAAGTACGCAAGAGTTAATGCAACTTCAACAGGCATTCTCGCAAATTACGAAAGAGCTTAATACATTGCGCAGTGCGATGAATAATCTTGGTAGTTATTCTATCAAAGATTTATTCTCTATAGGCAGAGGAACAAGCGAATATACTCCACTGATAAACAGTATGCGAACTGTAATTGATCAAAAACAGGAAGCGATAAACCTTGAGCGAAAACATCAAGAAGAGATAACGAGAACGGCTGCAAAGGCACGAAACGACCTTGCAGCAGCATTCGCCGGAGCAAACGCTGAAGCGAAGAAGATGCAGTCTATTGTCGGTGACATCAAATCTCTATTCTTACAGGGAGGTATTGTCTTTGGAGCGCAGCAATTCTTTAATTCAATCGTACAGACCGGTGGTGAGATTGTTCAACAGCATGTTGCGTTACGCTCCATCCTTGGTGATGTACAGAAGGCTGACGAGCTGTTCGCTCAGACACAGCAGCTTGCGTTGCAGTCTCCATTCAAGTTTGGAGAGCTGAACCGAGATGTAAAGCAGCTGGCTGCATTCGGAGTCGAAGCAAATGACTTGTATGATACCACAAAACGACTTGCAGATATTGCATCTGGTCTTGGTGTAGACTTCGGACGATTGGGTTTGGCATTCGGCCAGGTAAAGGCTCGTTCTTGGCTCGATGGTAAGGAGTTGCGCCAATTTGCTTACGCCGGTCTTCCTCTTTTGCAGAAGATAACAGAATTATATAATTCTGAAGGCAAGAACGGGCGCAAGAATTACACCCAAGCAGACGTCAAGAAGATGATATCTGGAAGGCAGGTAAGCTTCGAGGATGTTCAGAAAGTACTGTGGAAAATGACTGATGAGGGTGGTCAGTTCTACAATATGCAGCTCGTGTTGTCCGAAACACTGCTTGGTCGCTGGAATAAGCTTATCGACGCGTGGGATATTATGCTCGGTAAATTTGCAGAAGGAAAGAATGTCATAGGCGGTACGTTCTCGTTTATTATCAACAGAGTAACAGACTTAGTATTAGCTCTTGATAAACTATCCCCTGCTATGCTTTCTTTCGGAGCTATATTTGCTGCAAGGAAACTCGGACTGATGGCTTCCGGTAAGCTCGGGTTAGGCTCAATAAACAAGAACTACACTCAGCAGATGAACGCTCAGCTGAGGACTTACGCTATCGAACAGCAGCAACTTGTCACAGAAGGTAAGATTACTCAACAGAAGGCGTTGCAGAATGTACAGGCAAGGGCATACTTGCTGTCTGATACCGCTTCAAGGGCGAATGCTATGTCTCGTCTTGCGCTTGAAGGCAAGATGTCTGTACTTCAGATGCAGAAAGCTGTCAAGGAAGGTCTTGTTACAAAAGAACTTATCAGACAGCTTGCTGTGATGGGACAGATTACAGCAAGACAGGAGCAGATTATACTCGGAGGAACACGATTTGCCGCCGTAATGAATATGGGTATCTCTAAGATAGGTGGAGGAATCAAGTCCCTCTTTACGATGCTTGGTGGATGGTGGGGACTTGCTATCGGGGCAGCTGTTCAGATATTCTCCAGCTATAGCAGTGATATGGATAGAATTTCCGAGAATGCGAAGGGATTCAGGGATTCGGCATATAACAAGAAGAAGGGTTATGAAGATGAACTCGCGAACGAGAAGCCTACAAACAGTGCTGACTTGCAGCAGCGGGTAAACTCGATGAAGGAACTCCTTCAAAATAGCGGAGATTATACCCAAACTATAGAAGATCAAATTGCAAGGGCGAAGAATCTTAACGAGCAGTATGATATTCTCAATAAGGGAATAGTTGCCGCTCGTAATAACTCACAGCAGGAAGCAAACGACTCGGATGTTGTTGCTGGAGCACTTGGAGCTTCAGGTGGTTGGGGTTCCGGTAATCCTTTTGCTGACACACTAGAGGATGCTGTCGAAGACCTCAACGAGGCGGTTATCAAGTATCAGACACTTCTGTCTGGACTTGATGAAGAGACGAAATCGAGAATGGATAGCGTTGCTAATCAATTTCTGAAACCAGAGGAAAGAACCATGTCTCTCGATGAGAAGATTCGTATTCTTGCAGAAAGAGGAGGCGCAAACTGGGATTCTTTCGTTTTGAAGTCAAGTAACGGAAGCAATGATATTGCAAATAGCATTTACAAAATAGGAATAAGGGCCAACAAGGTTAGTGACCAGATAAATGAAATCGCTAAGAAGAATATTCCTAGAATCATTAACTTCCTTAAGAAGTCATTCAACCTGTTCGGTGTAGATTTCTCGAAGTGGTGCAACAGGAATTCTTCACGCTTTGCGAGCATGATAGAAAGAATGCTCGATGCGTGCAAGGTGAATGTTCCTCAGATTCGTGAGTACTTGAAGTCTATCTTCTATCAGGAGGCTGGTGCAAAACAGCCAAAGAAAGCAGGTGGTGGTAAGACGGAAAAGCCAAAGACACCTATGCAGCAACGAGTGCGCAGAAATCTGTCAAAGAAAGGAAAGAGCAAAGCGAAGGTAGAATCACAGGCGGTTATGCTTGACTCTTACCTCGATGAAACTTCCGACTATAATACGGATAATAACCTGCAAACAGAGTTGCAGAACAGGTACAACGAGTATAAGAACCGCGAGAACAAGTTCAAGCGCGGTAAGATATCTAAGGCTCTTCGAGATGAGGCTTGGGAAAGCTACAATAGCTTGAATCAGGCGGCATGGGAAGGTCTCGGCTACAAATTCTATCCGCAAGACAAGAAGTCCAATAAGGTTCCGAAAGGAAGAAAAAGAAGTTCTGGTATACAGACAGATAAGGCTCTTGAAGATTTGAAGAAGCGCATCGACTTATATAAGAAGATGTATTCCGAAATTAAGAAGTTCAAGGAACTCTACGGAAAGGGTGCTCTTGGTCAGCTTGCTAATGACGGAGAGTTTGAGGCTATAGTCAATGATAAAAAGAGGTTCCCTATCTCCGACTACACCAATTATGAGACCTCTATTAAAGAACTCTTGAAGACTCTCCCGGCCTCAACAAGGGAGAGATTGGACTACGCTGCAAACGAGAAGGCAGGTATTCAGACTGAAAACCGAAAGCTTCTTGAAGACCAGCGAAGAGATGAGCTGAATGTGCTCAACAAGCAGCTTGATGTTATATCCGAACAGTATGATACATACAAGAAGATATATGAGTTGACTGGAAATAAAAAGGGTTCTGAAAATATCGCTTTCGGCGGAACTGTTCAATTTGATACATACAAGAAGTTCCTGGAGGAACAACTTGATATTGCGGTAAAGCACGACAATGTTCAGTCCGGCCTCAACTTGACTACGGATGAGGTTAAGGAAATGAGTCTTGAAAATGTCAAGGATAAGTATGGCGATGAGACTCGTGTTTACGATATCCGCAAGAAACTGGAAGATGAGAACAACAAGATCAAGAAGGAGACCATCGACCTGATGGCTAGTCTTATTGAAAAGAATGCAACCATCGCCCAGCAGATTGAGGATGAAAACCGCAAATACGAGAGACAGCTTGAACTCATCAAGGGCATCGAAGACCCACAGATGAGGGAGAGAGCTAGTGAGGGAGCCACAAAGACTCACAACGAGAATTTGGCAAAGCTCCAGTTTGAACAGTTCAAGCAGGAATCTGATTGGGTTGCTATCTTCGATGACCTCGACAGGGTGTCTTCCGCTACTATCAACACAATGATTAGCAATATCGATGAGTTTTCTAGGACTACAGGACTTTCGATCGAAGTTGTTAAGCAGTTGCGTGATGCATTAGATAAGCTGAGAAATGAACAGATTGACAGAAATCCACTCCCGTCTATATTTGGAGGCGTTCGTAGAGGAAATGCAATCGGAGAGATACTTAAGGGCAACAGGAAGATTGGTGCTTCCGGAATCAACATCTCGGATGCCCAGGCAAAGAAGACAGGACTAATAGCGGGTAAATGGTATAGCAATGCAGACTTAGAGAATAGCAAGAAGGGAGCATACAATGATTCCTCAAAGGCTATTGCTTCTCTATCGGGAAAGATGCAGGCTTTGTCAAACATCATGGATCCAGTTATTAACCTGTTTGAGGCTCTTGGCGAGCAGAATTCTATCCTCGGCAAGATTGCAGGAGGTGCTTCCAATGCATTTGGCGCAGCTGCCAATGTATCTGGCGGTTTAAGCGCTCTTGGTCTCGGGGCGGCAGGTCCTTACGGAGCGGCAGCGGCAGCAGCCCTGAGTGTGGGAAGTTCGCTCATCAAGGCATTCGGTGCAGACTACAGCAGCTACAACAAGGCGAAGGCTGAGTACGACAACCTGACCTCAATTTGGGATTCTCTCATCTCCAAGAAGACTGAGTACATGAACATCCATTGGGGTACAGAGGCTACAGAGGCATCCAAGGAAGCCCAGGAAATGCTTAAAGCGGAGATTGAGCAGACTAAGGTTATCGCGCAGAAGAGGCTCAATGCCGGTGCGTCAGCTGGCTCCCACTCTATCAAATATAGAATGTGGAAGGGTTCATATAAGTACAATGGTCAGAACTGGCGTGATGTTGCCGGAGAAATCTCTTCGAAGTATGGAGTTCAGTTCAACGGAATGGAAGACATGCTCAACATGAACGCTGATACATTGTCGAAGATTAAGAAGGATTACACTGGTCTTTGGGCTAACATGGACTCAGATTTCAGAGATTACCTGGAAAAGCTCATTCAGTATGGCGAGAAGGCCGATGACATAATTGAGGCTCTTACAGAGAAACTGACCGGTAACAAGTTCTCTGACTTGGTGTCTTCCTGGGGCGACGCAATGTCAACTATGGCCAATGGGTATGAAGACTTGGTGGATGGCTTTGAAGGAAAATTAAAGGACGCCATCTTGAACTCCATGATTGAGAATATATATGGAGACAAAATCAAGGCTCTTCTGAAGAAGACTCAGGGGTACGCAGAGAATGGTGACAAGATCAAGGATTCCAACGGGAATGTTATTTCAGAATACACAGGAGCCGAGTATGCCGACGTAAAGAACAGCACAGATGAGCTCTCAAAGCAAATCGAGGCAACGAGAGATTACCTTAAGAAAACTTACGGATGGTCAGATAATAGCAGTTCTTCTTCTAGAAATTCCATTAAGAGTATTACGGAGGAAACAGGAGACTTGATTGCCTCATACCTCAACGCAATTAGGCTCGATTGCTCTGTCATGAGAGCAGAACAAGCTAAGTACTATCCAGAGATGAGCGAGATTGCGAAGTCGCAGTTGTCGCAGCTTAATGCGATTGCTCGTAACACGTTACGAAATGCTGATGCAGCCGAAAGGATTGACGCTACTGTTTCTGAATTGAACGACAACTTCAACAGAGTTCTTAACGGAACAAAATCATTGAAGATGAAGTAATAATCGGGGGGGGCGGATCTATATTCGCGCCCTATTTTTTGTATATTTATGCATTTTTAATTGAATATTTCTTGTATATTTATTCTATTTTTCGTATATTTGCAATTATAAAAAGTTGAATTAAGGTATGAAAGATTATTTCAGGATATACATGCAGAAGGAAGGCGATGGGAATGAGGTGAAGGACTCCATCGCCGACTTCGGTATGTATGTTAGCGAGAATCCGTTCAAACCATGCGATGCCGTCAAGGAACCTATAAAAAGGGAATGGCACGACGAGCATGGTGATGACGAGTATATCGGCAAGGATGGTCTCTATATGGCAGCATACGAGAACAAGGTCAAGTTTCTGTTTAAGGGTGATGCCTTCGGCGCAAACGAGAAGTGTAAGGCTTTCATTGGCTATCTACGTAAGTCCGGCATGATGAAGATGTACTGCGACTTCAACAAGATTGGAAGGCAGCATGTGAGACTGAAGAGCATTGATCCGGACCTATACAGATATCCTGGCAGCGAGGACTTGCTTATTCTCTCTATTACTTTCAAGATTAACGACCCTGTTACTGATATCAATCCGATTATGGATGCGCAGGGCAGGATTTCAAATTTAGGATAATACTGACACATGAGTACTTGGAATATTTATCATAAGGATGGCTCGAAGCTGACAGACGTTAACGGAGAGCAGATAACCGTTCATGGATTGGAATACTCCGATTCTTGGATGGGTGAGTGCTTCGTGACTATCAATTTCAAGCATGAAGTGCCTATCAACTTTCAGATAGGCGACTATATTGTCTATCGTGGCGAGCGATTCGAGCTCAACTACGAGCCAGGCAAGGATAAGCAGGCCAGACCCGACACCTATGGAGAAGGCTTCGTATATGACAGCGTAAAGTTCAATGCATTGCAGGATGAGCTTTCTAGGGCTGAGTTCCTTGATGTGGTATTGAATGATAATGAACTCCACTACACTACCCTACCGAAATTTCCATTCTACGTACAGACTCTGGATGATTTGCTCGATAGGATCCAGGCGAACCTTGACGACCAGATTGGTGCAGGTCTTTGGAAGATTTACTCTAGAAACATGGAACGTTCCGTGCAGCGTGGATGCCTCGCGAGCGACTGGCTGTCAATGTACGGCGAAGGAACAAGAGATAACGTCATCGAATCGATGTCTATCACAGTGGATTCACAGACCTGTTGGCAGGCCCTTGCGCTTGTGAACGAGAAGTGGGACATAAACTTCATCGTCAGAGGAAGAAACATCTATGTCGGTACTACAGGAATTGAGGCAGGGCATATCTTCTCTTATGGTATCGGAAATGGACTCTACGAGATTGTGCAGAACGCAGATTCTGATCAGAGTGTCATTACGAGACTGAGAGCTTATGGTTCGGAGAAGAATCTTCCTTCTCATTACTATGCGGACCTCGGTGTCAAGTACGTGGCAAATATCACGAAAGTGGTTACAGCTAGCACATATGTTGAGCTTGAACTGGATGTCGACTATATCGAGACATATTTCAAGAATCCGAGAAAGTATATTGTTTCTGGAGAAACTGGCGAGCAGTCTTCCGGTTGGGTTCTTAAGGTTACATTTGATTTCAAGACTGAGATTACTGGTTATGTAACACAGAAATACAATACCAATAAGTGTAGATTCTATTCGGAATACAGGGGAACGCAGGTAGATAGCGGTGACGAAGAGTCAAGGGAAAACCTTAACACTTTCATAGCTCAGGTTAAGACAGGAAAGACGAAGATGTATATCACATCCGGCCTCAACAAGAAAAATGTTCCTTCGTCCATGAAGGAATATGCGGAGAATCTCCCGAACAATATGTCAATCAACAGGCTTATGCTGCCTGGATTTCCCCATGTATCGCTGAGTGACTTCTATGATTCGCTCACGGATGAAGAGAAGAAGTACGTGAACCCTACCGGGAAACAACACAGATTCTCTACTGACCCGCATAGACCGTACATCGATTCCATCAACATCGATCAGATTGGTCTTCGTTCGGCATCGCAGTTCTTTGACACAGACGATAAGACAAATGGAGTTATTGAAATCTACCCTACCATCGAAGAGATGGAAATCGGTGGCGTGCGTGTGGATGAGATTGACGAGGGTGTCGCTCCTGATGATGACGGAAGATTTGGCGATAATGAAACCGTAAAGAATGTTGATATCTATCTTAAAAAGGCTATCGACTTTGATATCAACGACTTAAAGGATGACGACTTCTCCATCTCGATGAAGGATGGTATGTGTGGCGGACGAACATTCAAGGTAGCTTCATCAGCCAAGATTGATGGAAGATGGAGGCTTACTATTGAAAGAGTAAAGGACGACGCTCTTGAGCTGTGGTTCCCATACAAGGACTACCCTATCAAGAATGGCGACCATTTCGTTCTTACCGGCATCACCCTTCCTGATTCGTATGTTAATGCTGCATCACTGAAGCTTCTAAAATACGCCATAGCGCTCCTTGATAAGAATGACTATACAAGGTATGTATATCAGCCTAAGGTAGATGATATTTTCATGGTAAGGCAGCACGACCAAGCGGAGGCAGACGATACCGGAGTTATCAAGAGCCTCCACGATACGCTTAAGGCCGGCGACCTGATGAACTTCAATGATACAGACCTCAATATCGAAGGAATCATCTCTATCGACCAGCTCACGATCAAGGAAGAAGATGGCAAGATACCGACATACGGCATAACTCTCCGTGAGGATAAAGAGGTTGGAACTATCCAGAAGATTCAGCAGCAGATTTCGTCGCTTCAAAGCGGAAATGGCGGAACTGGTGCAGGTTTGACAACTACACAGGTTAAGAATCAGGTTGCGACAGAGGGAAGCAAACACTTCATCTCAAAGATAAACGATGACATCGCAAAAGGTACAGTTACCTGGGAGAAGGTGCAGAAGTTCCTTGGTGGTTTGCTTGTCGGTAACATCAACAATGAGAACGGAGGCTCGTGGACTCCCGATGCAGAAGGTCGTTCGCATCTAATCACAGATTACTTGGAGGTGAGAATGAAGGCTATCTTCGAGGAGTTGGTCATCAAGAAAACCTCCACCATCGGTGGCAAGGAGATTATCTCTCCTGCTGGTGGTGTGGTGGCTCATAAGGTAGAAGAGGTTACTGTAACATATAATGATGTGTCACAGAAGGCTTATCGCTGCTATTTCTTAGCAGAGCAGGAAGGCGATGCCGTGGATAATGATTTCGCTATTGGCGACCAAGTGCGTTCGGAATCTTTTAACGTCCGCAAGGGCACTTATCACAAGGTGGGCAATCACTTTTACTGGCGATTGGCAATTGGTCGTGACGAGGAACCTGTGGAGCTGGAAGGAAAGAAGTATCATTACATCGACCTCTCCGATACCGATTGCGCCACGGCTAGCGATGTTCCTGCTAAAGGTGATGTGCTCAATCAGTGCGGTAATAGAACCGATGTAGAACGCCAGAACTGTCTTATCTTCTCGGCGGTAGATACATATTCGCCATCCATTAGCCTCTATCACGGCATCAACAGCTATTCCTTTGCAAACAAGGAGTATGTGGAATATGGCGTGAATAAGCAGACCAACAAGGCTTTCTTTAACGTTTATGGTGATATGTATGTAGGCGACCGACCTACTAAGGAGAATGGCTATGAGGGTAGCAGCTACATCAAGTATGACAGCGCAGCCAAGCAGGTATCTATTAAGGGTAAGCTCTCGGCGAAATCAACCGTAGATGGCAAGGAACTGTCTCAGTACATCAAGGAGAACTCAGCAAAGGGCTTGACAGAGGAGCAGGTAAACAATCTCATCAAGAACTCGCAGGTGATAGCTGATTTGCAGAATCAGGTTGATGGAGCTATCGAGACGTGGTTCTATGAGGGCGTTCCTACCTTGAAGAATGCCCCAGCCAACAGTTGGACTACCGATAAGGATAAAGATACCCATTTGGGCGACCTTTATTATGACAACAAGACGGGCAAGGCATACCGCTTTGCCAAGGATGGCAACACCTATAAGTGGACTATCATTACAGATACCGACATCGCTAAAGCCCTTTCAGATGCAAGAAAGGCACAGGAAACGGCAGATGGCAAAATGAAGGTATTTAGCACTCAGCCGAACCCACCATACCAAGTTGGTGACATTTGGGTTAATGCGACTTATCCAGCAGACGGCAGTACCTATAAGAATGAGGTATTGCGCTGCCAGACTGCAAAGGGTGCTGGTTCTCAGTTCGCAATCGGTGATTGGATAAAAGCATCTAAATACACCGATGATACCGTTGCTAACGCAGCCAAGGCAGCGGCGGAGAAAGCGCAGAAGGCGGCAGAAAAGGCGCAGGGTGACATCAGCAAATTAGGAACTACCGTCACCACCAACAAGAAGGCTTTCGACAGCTACGTTACAGATGGCTATCTAGAGCCTTCTGAGATTGCGGCTATGGCGCAGGATTCCAAGCGACTTGAAGATGCTTTCGCAGCTGCCGAGAAGTCGTACAATGAAGTGAAGGGAGCAGAGGTGTTAAAGAGTACAAAAGAACTCACCGACCTTAATACTGCTTTCACTACCCTCTCTACTGCCAAGACGGAACTCATCAAGTATCTCTCAGATATTTCTAAGAGATACAATGCGTCTGATACTAACGGCAAGGCTACTATCGTCTCAGCCGTGGGAACGAAGTTCACCAACTTCCAGTCCGCATACAGCGCATTCTACGATAAACTGGGTTTTGCTAATGCCTATATCACTAGAAAGATATATGGTGATTTGAAGCAGAATATCACAGACCTCGCAGGTTACAAGTATCTCAAGGATGCGCTCGGTCAGACTACAGATATTGACGGTGGTCTTGTAATGACAACGCTCCTTGCGCTGAGAGACGGAGACGGAAACGTTCAGAGCGGTATCAACGGAGCAATAGACCCGAATAGAGGAAAGAAGAGTATCGCAACATGGTGGGGCGGTCAGATGGTGGATAAGGACTATAATAGCGGAAATCTTACCCCTGCAACCTCCCTCGTCCGCTTCGATGGCTCGGGTTATCTTGCCAATGGTGCTATCTGGTGGGATGTGAGCGGAAAGGTTCACGCTGACCCTACGTCATTTATCATCAGCGAGAAGAATCTTGGCGCATACCTCACCTTCTTCGAGCCGACTTGGAAGGCAGGAAGTGCAGGAACGAGCGTTGCTGACCTTGTGTCTTTGAAGCCAAACGCTCCATTCACAAAATTGGGTGTTTCGGGCGATGCTACATTCGAGGGCGCAATCTCCTTTCATGGCATCAAGCTCACGTATGATGCAACCAACAAGGCTATCAAGATTGATGGTAATCTCTATGCTACTGGCGGTATCAGTGCATACGGAGCAAGTGATGCCACTAGTGGTGGTGGCGGATTGAATGCAAGCGTAATCAGCTATGCGAGAATCATAGAGGGAAGCTATACGGATGCAGACTTGACTAGTATCCCGAACGCCTATGCTATCAAGGCTCTCAGCAGCCGAATTGACAACATAGCCACAGAACTTGGCGGTCTGAGCCTATCTTGGAATAACATTACGGGTAAACCATCAACGTTTGCACCTAGTGCGCACACCCATAAGTGGGCGGAAATCACTGACCGCATCACGAAGGTAAGCCAGCTTACTAACGATGCTGGGTATCTGACTGCCCATCAGTCTCTCGCAAGCTATTATACCAAAGCGGAGATTGATGCAAAGGGCTATACCACAAACAAGGGTACTGTTACATCTGTAGCTCTTACCCTTCCTACTGGTTTGACGTGCGCAACTAAGACTATCACAACAAGCGGTACGTTTGCTATTAGTCTTGCTTCGGGTTATTCTATACCGACAACGGCAAAGCAGACGGCTTGGGATGGTGCGGTATCGGCAAAGCATACTCATAGCAATAAGTCTGTACTGGACGGCATTACATCAACGAAGGTAACTTGTTGGGATAGTGCCTATGACTGGTACGCCCTTATAACTACTGACGAGGAGACTGCGGACGGCGTTATCAATAAGTGGAACGAGGTGGTGAGCTTCCTCGCCAATATTGCGCAGACAGACACTTTAAGTGGTATCGTTGATGGAATCAATAAGTCTATATCTGACGAGGTAACAAGAGCGAAAAAGGCAGAAGGGGTGAACGCTTCGGGCATATCCACCAACAAGACGAGTATCACCACCTTGCAGGGCTACTTTACAAGCGGTTCAGCGAAAAAGGCTCTCCAGCTCACGAATACTCACAAGCTTTGGGGTAACTCCTTTAACGGTACTGCCGATATTAACGGAAGTATCATCGTGCCTGACGGAAAGTACATCTCCATCGGCAACATAAAGATGGAGTATGATGCAACCAATAAGGCGTTGAAGATTACGAACACTACGACTAACGAGGTGGCAAACCTCTATACTAGTGGTGGTGTTTCTGCCTATGGTGTTGGGACATCATCATCCAGTGGTGGCGGCTTGAACGGCAGTGTGAAGAGTTATTCAAATGCCTTGAAGCTTACATCAGAATCGCTGAGTGAGATTGCCTCTGCCTACTCCATCAAGGCTCTTGATTCTCGTATCTCCAGCTTGGAAGGTGGTAGTGCTACTGCTATTTCTGTCAGCGGTAGCGGTAATGCGGTTACGTCTGTCACCAAGGATGGTACTACTATCAGCGTAGTTAAAGGTAGTACGTTCTTAACTAGTCATCAGTCACTTGATGGTTACGTTAATGCAATATCTGTAAGTGGAAGTGGGAATGCTATCACGTCTGTATCTAAAAGTGGAAAGAGTATTACTTTTACTAAAGGTGCAACTTTCTTAACTAGTCATCAGAGTCTCGCCAACTATTATACTAAAAGTAGTGTAGATACACTTCTTAGTGGTAAGTCGGCAACTAGTCATACTCATAGTGTTAAGATTAACGGTGTTACTAAAACTATTGCAGCTACTGGTGGAACTGCTGTAGATTTAGGAACTTATCTTACTTCTCATCAAAGTTTAGCAGATTACGCTAAGAAGAGTGAAATACCTACAAAAGTAAGTCAACTTACTAATGATACTGGTTATATTACTTCTAGTGGAAGTTGTGCTTATGCTACAAGTGCAGGAAATGCTGACAAGGTTGATGGTGTTCACGTTACTTGGGCAGGTGTATTAACTTCTACAAACCATTTAGTAGCTTGGGAAGCTGATGGTTCAGCTCTTAGAGATATAAACCCTGCTAATGTTTCTGTAGGTAACGCTGATAAATTAGATGGTATTCATGCTAACGGTCTTCTTACTGCTCTATCTAATTCTGATAAGGGAATTAGTATAACAGTTGGTGGAACAACAAAAAGTGTTAGTAATATTAGTGTTAATTATGCTAGTAGTGCTGGTAATGCAGATACTGTTGATGGTGAACATGCGTCTGCTTTTACTAGGATTGTGGGTAGACATTCTATAGGAACTTCAGGAACAGCACCTTATAATTATATTCATTTGTTTAGAATAGCAAATTCATCAGGCTATTCTACTCTTGATTGTGAAATAGATTTTAGAACTAGGTATCATAGTGCTAAACTAGAAATTAGAATTATTACACAAAAATATCCTTATAACTCAGGAGGTACTTCAATTTCAATAGTAAAGAAAGTTGTAAGTGGTAGAAGTTGTAATTTTTGGATATTACCTGTTGTACAAACTTCTAATTATAATTATTATGATATATATTATGAATCAGGAGCTTGGAACTCAGGTTCTTATGGAATAACATCAAAAGGTAATAATGGCACTCTTGTTTTCGAACATAAAGGTACAAATCTAACAAGTTTACCAGATAAAGTTATTCCTGTTAGTAATAATAATGTAGCTTCTGCTACTAAGCTTCAAACTGCAAGAACGATATGGGGTCAAAGTTTTGATGGTACTGGTAATGTTGATGGAACTTTATCAGAAGTTGGTAATATACATTTTAAGGTAGATAATAGTTATGACATAGGCTCTAATAATGCTGCTAGTAGATATATTTACACTCATTGGTTAGGGGCTAGGTCTGGACAAAAATTAGAATTAGGAGCAAATAATAGTGGATTGGGACAGGGATTATGTTTAGATACTAATTTAAATGTAGGTATTGGAACTAATTCACCTGCTTATAAACTTCATGTTGTAGGTGATATTTATTCCACTGCTAGTATTAGAACTATTTTTAAAGATAAAGCTATAATACTAAGCGATTCTGATGACCCTGCTTGGATTAGTGCCATTTTAGGTCAAATAGTATTCAATACTGGTAATGCTATTCGTTTTGGCGAAACTGATTGGAATTTTAATAGATGGGCTGGACTTAAATATACTCATTCTAATAAAACTATCTATCTTGGTATAGCTGATGGTTCTGCGTTTACTGCTATTAGTCCACAAAATGATGGTACACTTAAATTTCCAGGCATTACAACTATAACTCCTGATGCCGCAGCTAGAATTGGAGGTAGTGGTGGTGATTTATATTTAGGTAATGGTAATAATACTAATTGGGTGAAAGTTCAAGACATGTGTAGTCAAGCAGATAGTAATAATTGGAAAATAATGCAAGGTGGTTATGCTCTTTTTAAAGATATAACTATTATTAATACTGCTACTATTAATGGTTCTACTCATATTAATAATTTATTAACAGCTAAAGGTATAACGCCTACCACGACTGATGTAAATGCTTTTGGTACTAATGTAAATAATTGGGATGGTAGTATTGCAGCTAATGTTACTAATATGTTTAATGGTATTCCTCAAGATAATATACAAGTAGAATATTCAATGGATAATGGTGCTACTTGGAATACATATCCTGGTAATCCAGAAAATAGATTTAATCTTGTAAATGATAATATTAGAGTATCTAATTATTATTTAGGGTCTAATAATTTGCTTGGTGATACTGAGGCTGATAAACTTGCTCAAATAAAGAAAAATCAACTTAGGGTTACTGTTAAGATTCCTGATGAAATATATCAAGAACTTAGTTGGATAAGTGTTGATGTAAATAATGGAGTTGATATAAAATGCCAAGTATATTTTGGAAGTAGTACTGGTGGTTATAAAGAATATGTTTCTAAAATAATGAAAGGATGGTCACACAAATGTGATATTTGTGTTGGTCCTCTAAATGTAAATGTTGGTAATGATAATTATCGTTATGTGAGATTAGTATTTAGTCATCCTAGTAATAATACTGCTTTACGTAATGGTATTGTTACTAAAATTAGAGCTTTAGCTTTAACTAAATATAACTATACTGGTGACAGATATACAATTAGTACTACTGGTCATATATATGATTATGATGCTTATATGAATACTTACTTCCCTAATAGCATTCTTGCTAAAGGTGGAGTTACAGCTTATCAATCTTCAGACATCCGCTTGAAGCAGGATTTGCGGAAGCTGGACTACCTGGGCATCATCAAGGCAATGGGTGGCACGTTCAGCTTTGCTTGGAAGAAGGACAATACAAGGTCTATCGGTTGGATTGCCCAGCACGTCTTGTGCAACCCTCACTTAAAGGACATCGTGGAGACTGACGAGAAGGGCTACTACAAGATTAACTACTGGTCTCCGAAGCTGATTGCAACGGCATTCGGTGCTATCGAGCAGGTGGGCGATGAGGTCAGCAGGTTGAAGGCTCGGGTGGTCTTCCTTGAATCAGAGGTTCTGCGATTGAGTGGAGATAAGGAAGACTGCAACAAGAAGAGATTAGATAACAAGAATATTAATTTATTAAATTAGTTAAGAAAATGGAGAATTTAAAGATTAACAAGAAGAGTGAACAGACAACCGCCACTTATACCAAGGGCGGCTATCGAGTAGAAATCACCTACAATGTTGACAAGACTGGTGGCAACATCGAGAGCATCAATATGAGTATCTATGGTGACGCAAATGGTAACTATCTCGGCAATGCGAACGCAAGCTTCAACGGCAGCGAGCTGACCTACAACATCAGCGGTGTTCCGCAGAGCAAGCTCAGTGAGGTATCATCATTGATTAAGGAGGTTAATTCCGCTATCGCTGCTAATATGGCAAGCGAGGCAGCAGAGTAAGTATCGTGAGCATTAACGCAGGGTGGCTCTTATAGAGCTGCCTTGCCTAATGTTCAATGTAACAGTAGAGCGAGTTGTTACTAAAGAAGTTGTAACAGAATAAGGAACTGAAGTTGAATATTTAAAAAATAAAGATTATGTCTTACAATAGTGAAACCGGAATTATTAGTGCTCCTGTTAGCATTGATGATGTTAAACAAGCTCTTGGAGAGAGTAGCAATGACCTTGCTACTCTTTGTAAGAGTGAAAATATAAATATATGGAGTAAGTATAAACCTATTAATTGTAAAGGTGAATTTAAAGAATATCCTATTAGAGAAAACTCTGATGAAATAGTAACATCTTCATATAGTAAATATACATGTGTTGTTCGTTGTGGTATGAATATACCTATGGATACTTATAAGAACTTACGTAATAATTATGGTGGAGAAGGTTTTGCTATTGAAGCATGTAAAGAACTTTATATCGATAATGTATATGGAGTTAGAGGTATTGATAAAGATGCAAGTACTAATTCGCATACTGTATATGCTTCAGGAAAACATTTTCCAAAAGGTGGTGCTAATTCTCCTTATAGATTAGGTGATTTTAGAAACTATAATAGCAAAGCAATAAGTAATATGTTCCAATCTTCTATTCCTACATTATTTAATGTTGAAGTTTATTATTCTTCAACTCCTAAATTTAATTGTGTTCTATATAAGAATACAAATGTGGATGATAATACAAATGTTACTATGGAAGATATAATTACCGATTTGTATTTAGCTTGGTCTTTTTGGATTCAAATTTGTTATGATTCACCATATAATAATACTGATAAGATTTATAAAAATTATTATGTTGGTAATTGCGAAAAACCAACAGATTTTATATATGCAAGTAGAGAAATAACTTTTGATGTAGGTAATGATAAAGATGTTACTATTGTACCTTTTTTAGCATATACTCGTAATGCAACTTTATATGATAATACAAAAATAATTTTTATATCTCCTCCGGGTGCTATTAGTTTTAAATATTATCCTAGACAAATTAATATGGAAAGTATTAAAAGTGGTTCTAGTGGTTTTGTTGATTTCTCATCGTTGAGACAATTAGTCGGTGCTACTTGTATTTGTAAAGCTAAAATATATAAACTTCCTGATGCTACATTTACAGTTAATGATGGTATATTTAGAAGTGTTTGTGCTTATGGTAATAATAAGACAACATACGGAAGAGGTTATGTATCTAATAGCTCTGGTCAAAATACAGGTTCTGTAACTATTCCTGAAGGTGATAGAACAGATTATGTTGAAATATATATAAGATTTGATAATATTTATGAAGGAGGTTATTATGGACAAATGTGTCAATTATCTTTTGAAATTAATATAGATGGTGGATGGAAACAAGTTCCTCCAGGAGGTAGTTATATTATGTATTAAAACGTAGATGTTCTTAATATAATAAATGTGCTAGAAACGTATTTGTGGTTTACGTTCTCACCGAGAAAGCAGACACGTTGCGACCTAGTGATTACCCAACGTGGGGAAGCTGATTAAATTCGTAATTTTTGCTCCTCCTGCATTGCTATTCGGAATTATTTTCTTAACTTTGCACTGTTAATAGGAAAGCTATTCTGCTATGGCAATCTGGAGAAGAATATTGTATAACATAAAAATAAAGAAACAATTATGAAAAAGATTAAGACAATCGAGGCTGTTGCAGCCTACAGAACATTGAAGGCATTGAAGACATCATCAATGAGTGATGATGCCGCTATGCGAGTTTGGAAGAATATGAAGGCTCTGCGCCACGTAGCCGATACCTACGACAAGGATGTGGAGGAAGCACAGGAGAGCATGAAGGACGATAAGTTCGAGGAGATGCAGCGCAAGCTTCAGGAGTGCCAGCAGCTAGAGCAGAAGCACGCCGATGATGGCTACGAATATAACAAGGACGATTCAGCCAAGTTTGCTGAGGTCAATGAGTACTTCTTCAATCAGAAGCAGAAGACAGAGAAGTATTTCAAGGAACTTGCCGACAAGGAGGTAGAGGTAGCCATCGAGGAAGTTGAAGAGAAAGAGATTTTCAAGGCTGCTAAGGATTGCGGCTTGAAGTTCGCTGATATGGAGAGCATTGAGGTTTTGATAGGATAAACACTGATAAGTAGATATAGGAATAGCGTTAGAATTTGGCAAGAAAGCCGTTCTAACGCTATTTTTGCAACCATCTACTTTCAGATTGTTACTTTTTATAAAGTTTAACACAGAAATATTCTCATTTCCGCTGGTTTTGTGCAAAAGAGTGTATCTTTGCAACATCATTTAATTTAAATCAACGAATTATGAACAATTAGCTATAGACAAAAGGAGGTTTATTAATATGACACTAGAACAAGAAGCCGAAGTCCAACGGTTGATAAAGGACATTGATGTGACGGAGCTGATGGATATGCTTAAGAAGCATGGTAATCGGTATAGCAGGAGAATATTAAAGTTCTTCCGCTGGTTCTGCAAGTATGTGCCTATCATTATTATGTTCTTCCACGCATACGGCATTTGGGAGTTCTCTCAGCATCCACGTGAGATGTTTATCCCATATAATGAAAATATGCCTTGCTATATCTTTATTTATTTCATGGTTTACGTCCTGCCGATGGTGACGATACTGGCAAGTAGATTTTTCTTCTTGTGCCAGTGGTATCGCATTCCATTTATGTACTACTTAGGCATCAATGCGGCTCATATTGTAGAGTGGAGTTGGTACACAACTAAAGATATGGTGGATTCCTGCTTTACTGTCATGGTCGTGACAACTATATTCTATTTGTATAGCTTTGCTAGAATGTTTGTTAATGATACGAAACTAGGACGTAAAATTTGTGCATAAGATATGGGAAAGATATTAAGTTATAAATTGCTAGGTACAGCTTTGAAGTCATTGAGCGATGCTTGCTTTAAGGCTGATGAGCAGCAGAAGAACGGCGAGAAGGTCACCGCATGCGGAATGAGCGATGATGATTTGGATAGATTGTGTGACATCATTCCAGATATGCTCAATCCTATGTTGAGCACAGAGGAAGTCAAGGAGAAACTTCACGTTTCTGATGCCACTTTGAACAGAATGGTCGCTAGAGGCGATATTCCGAATGGCGAGTGTAAGAAACGAGGGCATACGAGATATTGGAAGAAGTGGGATATACTGCACTTCATTAAGAGCAAGAGAGGTAAGTGATTGCCTCTCTTTTTTTTGTTATTTATGATATTACCTCCTATCACCTTAAATCACTGATAATCAAGCAATAAAAGAAAGTGTGATAGAGTTATATTTGCTCTCCCCTATTCTTTGTACCTTTGCATCCGTAATCGATTACATAGTGTTAGTTAATATTAAGGATTTCAAAAGATTGTATTATGGAAATGACAGATGCAAAGGTCGTAGAGAAGAAAATCTACGAAGAGGGAAAGAAGCACGATGATTATGCTTCTAAGGCAACAGGCAATGCTGGTCTGACCCTTGGAATCATCGGCACAGCACTCGGTGCTGGTGCTTGGTTGCTTGGCGGTAACAACCGCAGCGTGTTTGGCTCACTCGGTGGCAGCAATATGCCTGAGAACGTGAACATCAACGCCTATGGAGCTAACGCAAGTTCCAATCAGCCAACCGCCTTGCAGGTAATGGAGAAGGAATGCGATGATGAGGTGAAGTTGCTTACCTACATGTTCGGTATGAAGCTCGACACAGCTAACAAGTTCTACGCTATGCGCGAGACAGACATCGCTGAGAAGTTCTCTATGTATAAGGGTGCTAACGATGCTATCAACGCCGAGAACCGCCGTGCAATGCAGGCTGAGTTCGGTCTTTACAAGTCTCAGGTTGATGCGGACTTCGGTCTGTACAAGAATCAGAGAGACCAGTATGACGCGTTGCAAGCAAAGTTTAGTGACCTTGACAAGAAGGTAGCCGTGATGGAGGCTCTTACTCCTTACAAGGAGAAGCTTATGATGGCTTACGTCAAGGAGAACACTTGCAACTGCTTGCGAGGGCAGTTGATGCTCCCGAACACTCCAGTACTCCAGGGGTATGGTAGTTACAGCGGCTGCAACTGCGGTACTACAACCACCACAACGCCCAGCACTGGTGCGTAGCAAGGCAAAGACCGTAAGACGGACTAAGAAGAAATGAGTTGGTGAGGGGTGTTTGCCCTCGTGGTGGATGCCCTCTCACCTCTCTATAATATATCACCAACTTAAAGATATTGATTATGATGAATTTCGGAAACAGCCCTTTATTGGATATGGGCACAAGTCAGCAACAGCCGCAGATGATGGATGCCGAACTACAGAAGATGTACGAGGCAATACAGCAGAAGCGAGCATCTATCAATATGCAAGCGCAGCAATCCGCCACCCCTTTATGGGATGAAATTGACAAGATTGAGGACAATCTGACAGGCGCACAACGTCAGTACTTGATGCAGAATCAAGAATATGTCAATAGCTTGCAATATGTGTCTAAGCTGGTTCAAGATGAGGAATTGCGTATCATACGCCCTCGTATTGAGAGCACTCAGCAAGGACAGGAAGCATTGAAGAAACATCTGTCTTTAATGCAACGACTGAGAAAAGAAGTAGCGCAAGCCGAGGAACAAAAATCAGCTATGCTCAACGATTATATGACTAACCATAGTGATAAGACTTGGCAAGAGTATCTTGCTTGGTACACTAAAACACATAAAGGAGAGACTAAGAAATGAATGTAACTGAACTGAAAGAGAAACTGCTTACATCGCTTGATTTGTGGGCAGACGCAAGAATTAGCGATATGGTGAAGGAAACCCCTGCATTGGCTATTCCTTCCGTGTATATGAAGCGAGCTTCACACAACATTATCGCTAAGAATAAAGATAAATGGGGCAAGAGCATTGATAATGCTACCCTATTCATTGCCGATGAAGACGGTAACATAGATGCTGATACAATATTCTCAGACCTCATGCAGATGTTGGAGAATATAAGCAACTATGAGTTTGACCTTGGTTTTATCAAAGGTCGCATTGATGGCGGTGTTTTGTCTATTGATTTACCAGACAACATCCTAACGACTATCCTCTTTGGTAGCAAGAAGAGTATCAGCTTTACCAAAAATGATTTTGAAGAGTTGAGAAGTCTGATAACATCAGAATAATAATCATAAAAATAAAATAATATGGAAGCAAAAGAGATTATGAGTAAGTTTGATGAGCTGTATGGGATGATGGCATCATCAACCAACGTGAAGTACATGCACGTATTTGGAGACACAATGCGCTGCATGATGAAAGATATGGCATCCAAACACCCAGAGTTGGCACAAGAGTATCTTGATAAGCTGTGTGCTATCAAGTGGAAGAACTATCTCACCAAGAAGGAGGCATCTGAGATTGTAAACGGTATGAATCCATCTGCAACTTGGGATATGCAAACGTGGCTCAATGCAATGACCGGTCTCGGACTTGCAACAGAGGAGAAACCTTATTACAACGATTACGCTTTGTACGTTGCAATGAATCAGGTTGTAAGCGATCACGGATGCACCATTGCTAAGATACTCGGCAAGGAAGATGTTAAGGACATTGGTACAGAACATCTGGTTAAGTATGCCAACCACCTTGCACTCGACTTGTTGAAAGATAAGGATGGCGTATACGACATCAGAGATTATTTTCTGAAGTAACATCAAAAATATACGGTTATGAAAAAGGTATTCGAAGACATTATAGCTAGCAATGACATGCAGGCTATCAAGAACTGCGTCACAATAATGGCAGATTGTTGTGAAGTCGGAATGAATGACAGCGTAATGCTTGATATGATGAAGCAGGTCAAGGGAGAGATTGGCGCGTGTCATTATGACGAAGAAATGGCAGATATGCATCTTTGTCTCATCGGTCAGCTTCATACTAAAGATGTGGCAAAAGACTATTGGCATGAGGTCAAGAACGACAACATCAATCTCGAAGACTGGTGCGTTCTCTGGGGAGAAATGGTAAAGCGTAACGACGCAAAGATAAAGAAATGGTTCCCGAAGATCAACACGTACAACTACGAGCAAAAGATTTTCGATGAATGTATTTCTTTCCTGGAAAGTGGCAGACTGCCATATTACGACTTGAATGTCTAAAGTTTTTCGTTATTCTGAATAAAGTTTCGGTTTTTTTTTGCTATCTTTGCAGAAAGAGACCGAAACTTTATTTTTATTAATTATTCAGGATAACGAAAATGGCAGAAAGATTAAGAGAATTATTAGTAGGGGTCGTGATAGCGGTCGTAGCCTACTTAAAGCCTATTGATGGAGAATTGAAGACATTGGCTTTGGTTTTCTTTCTCAACTTTGTGTTTGGATATCTTAGTGGTATGATAGCAAAAGGTGAGAAATTTGAACTCAAGAAGGCACTTATTTGCGTAGGTCACGCAACGATATACTTCGTCCTATGTGCAGCCGTATATACCATTGGTAGATGGAAAGGGCAAATGGATGGAGCTATTCAATGTGTGTCAATGATTACCTACGTTGTGATTTACTTCTATGGCATGAATATCACCCAAAAGATGATGGAGATATTCAAGAAAGGTACGCCACCATGGATGGTAGCGAACTTTCTACATTATTGCCTTGGACTGTACTTTTTGGAGAGGATACCTTTCCTGTCATCATTTTTTAACTCATACAAACAACAGAAAGGAAATCAATCATGTTAATTACAATAGATAGAGCTTGGAAAAAGGATGGCTATACTATCAGCCGTCTTTACGTTAATGGAGAGTTGTTCGGATGCAATACTCTTGAAGATGCTGATAGAGGATTGCGCCAAGATATGCAGCTTGAAGAAATCAAGAAGAAGAAGGTTTATGGGCAGACTGCAATACCAAGCGGCAGTTACGAATGCGTATATACCTACTCTAACAGATTCAAGAAGATGCTTCCATTATTAAAAGATGTGCCAGGGTTCGATGGTATCCGTATTCATTCCGGTAACTCTGCAAAAGATACAGAGGGGTGCATCTTGGTTGGATTAAATAACAAGAAAGGTTGGGTTAGTGATTCCCGATTCTGGACAAACAAGCTCATTCAGACTATGAAGACAGCTTGGGATAAAAAGGAAAAAGTAACAATTGTAATTCAGTAGCTTATGAAACTGATAGATAAGATAACAAAGGTTGTAATTGCCATTGCAGTAGCAATGCTAATTCTATCAATGTTCTGTAGATGTACTACAACCAAGTATGTTCCAATCACAGAATACAAAGATAGAGTCGTATTAAAGACGGATTCTTTATTGAAGACTGATTCCGTCTATGTGCATGATAGCGTATCTGTTTATATTAGAGGTGATACAGTATTCAAGGATAAGTACCATCTTCAATATAAAGACCGATACATCGTAAGAAATAAATCTGATACCTTGATTGTACGAGATTCGATACCATATAAAGTTGAAATAGAGAAGCCAATATCAAAGACCGACAGAGCGTTCTTGAATATAGGTAAGATAGCTTCAGTTTGCCTTTTTATAGGCATTCTCGCATTTTTAGGTTGGATATACTGGAAATTAAAGCTACACAAACGTTCTTAGTTTTTTCTAATGTTTTTATTTGGTTATTGATTTATAAACAGAAAAAGGGGTGACCGCACGCGATGTGTAGCCACCCCTAAACATATAATAATGCACAGAAATTATTAATTATTCTTCAGCTCCCTGGAGGAACTTGATACCATACTTCGTCTCGTAGTGTTTCTGCTGATCTTTACTCAGTATCTTGGTTTCGCTGTCGTAGAATATGGTAAGCAGATCTCCGTAATCTTTGTCGTAGAAGTAGTTGTATTTATTGCAGAGATAGTTCCTTGCACAGAGACATCTGCTCGGAATGGTCTTGAACTTGCGTCGGGTCTTCTGTTTTATTCCATTCGTTGCTCTGTACCTGTCAAGCCTCAGCGTCTTTTTTAGAGATTCAGAACGTTTAGCTATTATCTCCGGTCTTATTATTGCCTGAGCACATTTCAACCGAAGTCTTTCTTCCGTTTCCTGGGTATGAGTAACGCCAAGTGACTTTGCTATGTTTGTTACACATGACTTTGTTATCCCAAGCTCTTTGGAAATTTCGGAAGAAGAGTAATCCGGATATAGCTTACGGACAGATTCCCTGATCTTCTCTCTTTGCTCTTTTCTTGCGTCCTTGAACGAATCCCCATGCAGCCTATGTAGCCACCAGTAAACAGTCTGTACTGCGCAACCGAAGCTCTTTGCCATTGCGTAAGGAGATTCGTAAGGGTGTTCCTTTATATACGTTTTCTGTTCATCTGTGATATTCATGTATTACTTTTTATCAGAAGAGCCGTAGCCGTTATCACCACGCTCTGTTTTGTTTAATTCATCCGTCTCTACAAACATGATGTTGTCACTTGTTTCTAGGTGGAATTGCACGATTTTATCACCAACCTTGTATCGCGGCATATTTGGCATAACGTGATAGAATACGGCAGAAATCTCGCCAACAAAACCATCATCAATGGTTGCTTCTGAGTTACTGAGAGCCATGCCAGTCTTCCATACAGAAGAGCGAGGACGAAGCGTGAAGCATCTTAAAATACCAGCAGGCTTATTGCGGTTTTCAATCTGTAGCGCAAATCCGAGACCGTATTTCCATACGTTAGGCGCAACCTCTTCTTCTGAAACCGCATAGCAGTCGTAGCAGAAATCATCATCGTGCGCCTTAGTTGGCATAATAGCGTTCTCGGTGGTCTTTTTAAACAAGACTGGTACGCCAACAACCTCGGCGAATCTGTCAATTTCCACGCCATCAACATTCACCTTTCCGTAGAACATACCAGCAGGACGAGTCCAAACCTTGTGTTCTCCATAGAGAGCCTGATAAACAACTTCTTTCTCCTGAGTCTCACTATTAGTGACCTCAGTAATAAATCTGTAATAACCTCCTTTGAAATGTCTGTAAATCTTTTCCATTTTAATATTTAAAGTTTAAAATTCATGTTCACTACATACTTGGTAGCAAGATGATTCGTACCCGTTATTACTGCACCATCCTACACCGTAAACGTCTTCGTTGTCAAACCAATGACAGTTACCGCAACATTTCAATACGCTGCATTGCTTTAATCTTTCTGCATCACGTTGAACATCTCTTAGCTTGAACGGATGCTTCTTATTGAGCTTTATCAATTCGTTAACATACCTACGGGCATTCCAGTGATTTGTTAAACTTATCGCCTTGATGATACGGTGGTCTTTAAAATCGACTTTATATCCAGCTCCTGGTAATAATATGCGATTATAGCAGAGGTAACGAAATATCCAATAAGGCGTATTGTGCCTCATTATCTTCTTTGCTAATCTAATCTTCATTATTACACCTCCTCCCAGTCGGTTGCAAGAATATCCTCAGAATCATTGAATACGCAAGGGAATATTTGTTCATCACATACAGCCCAAATAGTCATACCGACAATATAGATATAAGCTCTACATTCTTCCCAAATTTCTCTTCTTACTTTCTTCCCTTCCTTCATTCTTCTCAGAGCCTCCGAGAAGTCAAATATTTCCTTCTTCATTTCTTATTTCTTTTTAATTAATATTCTAATATCAAACTCCCAAAGCAGAAAGCCTACATTAATTTCACAAACGCCATCATAAGGCTTCCATACGATTAAACTTGGAATGAAATAAAAGCACCAATCGTATTTGGTTATAAGATATTTGAGACTAAAACTTATCTTCTTCATACGCTATAATTCTTCTTTTTCAAATTCACTCTTTGGAACACGATAATAAACCGCTTTTCCAAAGAATTCTTCTACGCCTTTTAAGGGCATTAACTTTTCTAAAATATTATGTATATTCGTGCCTTTTCTAACACTAATAGATACATAATCATATCCGTCATTTATTAGTAATGGTGAGTTGTTTGTCATATACACCTTGCCATTCTTGGAAAGATTACTATGATTGCTTGCAGGCTGGTAGTACAACCCACTAGCCTTATGCTTGATTCTGTAAGGTTTAACCATAACTATTAATCTATCAATTTTATATTGTAATGAGCAGCGAGTGCGTTTTCCGCTTCTCTGCAATGTGCCCTTATCTCTATATCTCTTCTTGGGTCATAGCAAGCTTCTGGTGGAATTTTTCTTCTTCCACGTGCAAACATACAAAAAAAATCACAAGTTGTATATAGACCAAACTTTTCTGATAGTTGTGTTCTTTTCATTTCTACTTTACTCATAGTCTTTCTAAATTTTAACAGGCGAATCACTCCATTTTAGTTCTCTTCCGATGAGTTTTTTGATTGAGCCTTTAGGAATTTCAACGAAATCATAGAAAGCTTCATCAGAGCGATAGTCCCATGAATCTGGCCCCCACTTGTCTTTACCTCGAAGAGGCTTCTTGTCTGCATAGATACATTCTGTACCATCTTTATCAACCGCTAACCATGCTGCCATAACTATTCCTCCACTTTTACACCGAATGGAGTACCATCGGCAAAGATGAATTCATCAAAGGCTTCATCATATTTATGACCAACTTGTGTAAACGCACTTTTTTGATTCAATCCACTCATACACAATCTAATTCCTTTGTCTTTAGTCTTCACCCACCCAAATGGCTCATGTTTGTACATTTCTGCCCAGCACTCTTCTGCATTTGCAAAAGGGCGGTATGTAGGCTCTGGCTTGACACGATACTGTATATTATTCCAGTGTTCAATCTCATTCATTTCTGTCCAATCATTCATGTCTTCCAAACCTTTACCAACATAATTTGGGTCAGTTCTTGTCTCTATTACTTTACCTTCCGCAAATGCTTGCAGAATAGGATAAAATTCTTTAGCTTGATTTCTGTCCATAATTAATCCTATATTTTTTTAAATTGTCTTGCCAAAAACTGATTATTCTTTATCAAGTTGACGATTTCTTCCTCCGAATGAATGCCTTTCCAAAATAGTTCGGTATGACTACCACCTCTGTCGTCATCTACAGAAAACGGAACACCATAATTAGTATAAACCTCTCCGTGATGTTTGATAAGGTGGCGACCAGGATTCTTTCGAATATTATTTATCCAAGCATCACAGTCGCACTCACGCCACATATCGTATTCTGTCCCTGTCAAAGTTTTATCAATTCCGATAGGATAATGCCCAGGACACCCATCTGTTCCAAAGTAAATAATCTCTGCCATATTCTCATTAATTAAAACCAACCTAGATGGGCAGCTTCATTCCACCCATACTTACCTTTACGCATTTCATCATGGAAGTTTACTCCACGCTTAATGCGCCACTTGCTTATCTTTCATTTCTTCATATTCTCTTCTTTTACCCTCTCCCTGTTGCGGGAGATGGTGGTTAGTTACTTAGATGGCTCAGTATATGATACTGGCTCCCATACATCGTAAGCTGTCAGTAGAACTGGAGCGATAACAGATGGGGCGAAGATGATAGATGCTATAACATCTGGAGCATTCAACTCGTAGTTAACACCTTCTACTTTGTTTTCCTTACTAGCCCAGCCATAAGGTTTTGCTGTAATCGTAGAGCCATCTTTCTTTTTGAAAGTCTTCTCGCTAGAGCAAGAAGCGAACAAACTTGCAACGACTAAGGCTGCCAAAATAATCTTTTTCATATTACTTATATTTATATCCTTTGCAGGATTGTTAGTTACTCCGTAATTTCTGCGCCTAAATATGTATCTACATCCTTACCTGCTGTTTTAAATTCATTATACCAAAGCAGATAAGGGTCAGTAACATGCCCCATATCATCAAGGTAAGGGTAGTAGATAAACTTTTCTTCATCAAGTATATTTGAATATTTTACTTTCCAAAGCATATTACTATCTATTTATGCCCGAAGGCGGTTAAACAATCATTTGTGTCGTGGATATGTAGAGGGTAACACCTGCAATCCCTAGACCAATTAGCGTAAGGAGAAAGCCTAGAAACTTATACTTAAAATCCTTTGCATGTAAGAATAAGTATGCTCCAGCTAACATTAGTATATCTCCTATTACGAGGAGAATTGTCAAGTTTATATTCATTTCTACACCTCCATTTCTGTGTTAAGCCCTAAACCAAAGAGAAGGTGCTGTAAGTCATGCACGTATGAAATATCCCCAAGATAAAAATCATCTTGGCATACGTCATAGCTATCAGATGGAGCAATATTATTATAGACTTCTAATTCAATACAGCCTGCTTTTCTATCTGCTGGGAACGCACGAAAGTATAGCTTATCATTGATGCTATAATCATAGTCAATAGCATTTACTTCCCATTTATTCTTACATAGAATTTTCTGAGTGATAGGAATCGGAACAATATCCTTAACCCAAGCACAGCAGTCACCTAAGAGATAGCCTTTATCTCCAAATTCCGCACCTTCGATATTCTCTAAGCGGACAACACCTTTCAGAACCGTTCCATCGTCCAACTCCAAAGTCTTTGATGGGTCTGATGATGTTACTCGGTAAACGACATCTTTAGCTGTACCTAGTGGTACTCCGTTTGTCATCACCAAATCTCCTGGAATGTACTTTACTTCTTCCATATTAATCTTCTTTCTTTTTAGGAATATACTCATCCAACTTTTCATCAAACTCATAGCAGTCTGGGCAGTAGTGCTTATCGCCTATCTCCGCCCATTCGCTTTCCATTGCTTGCTCTTTGGCTGTTCCTTCGTCCAACCAAGCCACAATGCCATTAAACTCTTCAATGAAGGTCTTTCCACATCTGTCACAAACGACAGAGTACATAGTAACTGACTTAATCATGGTTGCATCCTTTCAGTAAATCGTCAATATATATCCACCTCTTGATAGTATAGTCGTTGCGCTTAAAACTAAATTCATCCCAACCAAAGTTGGTTAGGTGCGAAGTAACATAGTCTATCTCATCCGTCATGTTGAGTGGTCTATGATACACAACTTCTACCAAACATTTATGGTACTTTTTGGGATTTTCATAAATAGTATGCCACATGTCTTTAATAAACTCATTGATAGCCCATTTAGCACCTAGTCCAATAGCTTCTTTGATGTCCTCTTTGTAGAACATTTCCTCTTTAGCATCATTATCGAAGACTACTTCTTCGCCATTTAACAGAAATCTATCTTCATAGATTTCTTCCTTTGCATCTTCTATTTTCTTATCTATCATATTATTAAGTTTTATAATGACCTCCACGACCAGTATTGTGCTGGGGCTAAGAAGGTATATGGGCATAAAGCCTTGACTTACTTTCGCTCATTCTGTGTCGTGGAAGTTGTATTATTCAAAATTTGCTGTAGCCATATTACTTTACTCTTTTGAATTGAACATCCTTTTTATCTTTTCGCTCATCAGATGAACACTTAATGCGCTTGCAAATATTCTCGTAAATATCGGTAGCCAATTCAGCGAAAAAGCAACCATTGCAACCTTCATCTTCAACCACCTTCAATACGATTTCCGAACCTATAGGTAAATCTTCCATAAGCTATTGTTTTTTACGTTTTAATTCTTCCAAGTCGTGTTTCAAACGCTTATGAAAGCTATCTTCGCCATCATCGCCACTAAGTAACCAGTCAATGCGCTGTGCGTAAACCTCGGCTTTCTTTAGTAGAGCTATACCTTTCTTGAACTCCTTGATGGTTTCCTTAGAATACTCGCTACGATTAGGTATTGTATGATGATGCTTACGAACGTATTCTTTCTCGGAATCCTCTAACCAATGATCTTCAATATACCGATTTACGTCAAATTCATCATCAAGATTATGACCGTAGATTTCATCCTCTATTTCCGTGTATATGTCAGCAATTCTGTACTGAGCATAATCAAATGCGCCTCCACTCATACTATTCCGTTCTTTTTAGTTTAAGTTGTCTCATTTTTGCCTTTACCGCACCAACAGATCGCCCAAGAGCTTTCGCGAGCTCTTCATCATGCATTTTATCGAAGTTACGTGACAGGAAGTTAACCTGGATGCCGTTCCAAGGTAGGAATGCGTTATTCTGGTGTTCTTCGCCATGATAGTCAACGCCATTAAGCTTCAGTCCTTCGTCGGCAGCGTTGTCTATCCTTTCCGGATTGCATACCTTCATTGCAACCACCTGCAAAGCCCTGTAAATCTGACCGCCTTCCTTGAAGTATTCAGCATCCTTTTCCGGTATGAGAATCCTGGCAACCTCTCTCATCGATGCATACATACCATACATAGACTGGATGAATTCTCCGCAAGGTCTTATGCTACCGGAACTGATGCCACGTTCTCTCATAACGTCATCAAACTTCGTACACATATCGTGCAGCATGATTGACAGGTTGTAGGCTACGCATGCATACGCCTGAAGCTTGTGTTCCTTGATGTTGTTCTTCAGAAGAATGTTGTCGGTCGTAAAGAAGAGTCTCTGTATGTCAATCTTTAGGTCTTCCTCCATGCTGTCTGTAATATCAAGCCAGAGTTCATACTGCGAAATCTCGGTAGTATACTTTTTGAATATACCTATAAGAGTCTCAGAACGGGAGAATGCCTCCTTTATGCGATACTTAAGCTCATGCTTAAACAGGTCCTTCCTCTCACTGAGATTGTCGTGCAAGTCTTTGATTGCCGTCTGTGTGATTGTAGCGAGAGAACCGATAATGAGATAATAGAGCGAAGTGATATGGTCTACGGTTTCCCTGTCAGGTTCCTTGTAGTTGATGAAGAATGCTCCTTTTGGTGTGAAATTATATGCCGGCATCCCTACACCTCCTTCTCTACTGCCAATGCGCAGCTGATACAGAACAGCATCAGAAGCGAAAGGAAAATGTGTTCAACCATGAAACAGATAAATCCGTAGCCTGCGATAATTGCTGCGATAACAAGCAGGATCATCACTATTGTATGTTTGTATTTCTTCATATTTACTTTGATTTAATGTTTCCGTATACAGCCACATAGCTATCAAGTTGCCGTGTTGCGTGAACTAGTTTTTGATTGTAGCTATCTCGTTCTGCCCTAGCCTTAGAGATAAAGATAAAGCTAACGATAAATGATATTACTACCGTTACCACGATGAACAACCAAGGCAGCTTGTGTACTGCCTTGTTGATTGCTCTTCCCAGGTTTCTCACAATAACCCAGGAATAGATCCAGATGAACACTACCGCTTGCTTTGTGGTAGCGTTCTCGATACGTTCTTTCTCTGTCATAATTCTAAAATTTACTTGGTTCGGTTGCACCAGTTATCGGTAGATTGCCAATAACCGGCCATCCATATTTCTTTCTTTGTCGCATCAGGATGCTCACTTAGCCATTCCTCTGCCATTTTGGTCTCGTTTTGATTCTTTTTCAAGCTTTTGCTTTAGCTTTTCAAGAGGCGATTTTTCAATATCAACACCCTTTAAGCGGCAATGTTCTTCGTAGGATATTGCTTTTCTCCTAGATTCCTCATCTTCTTTCTTTTGTTTCTCAGCTAACTTTTGAGAATCAATTTCAGCTCTCTTTTCATAAAGCTTACACATGTATTTTTCGAGAGCAATAAAAAGTTTTTGAGGATTTACTGTCTTTCCTACATAGATTTCACCATACTCGCCCATAGAAAACTCATAAAAGAATCTAGTAAGTTCACTAGGTGTAAGGTGATAGTATTCTTGCCTGATACGCTGTGCAATCGCCTTGAACTGATAAGGAGTAGTAGCATCGAATGCACCTATAACCATAAACAGGTCAATAACCATTGTTTTGATCCACCATTCGCTTGCTCCTTCCTTGAAATACTTGTCGATTTCCACGAACGAAAGTCCGCCGTTCTTTACAGAGTCATACACCGTAGGAACGCTGCTGATTCTCTTTTGAAGAGTCGGGTATTTATTCAAGAACAAAGCGTATTGCGCGCCAAATTCCTCGATTGCCTTTTTGTACTCATCCGGCAAGGATTGAGTTGATCTTGTTGAAAGTTCGTTGCTGCTGTTCATAACTATTTATGCTGTTATTTTTCGGAGCGTACAACCCGGAATAGTTGTTTCCCATAGAATGCTCAACGATAACCTTTGCGTATTCTGGATTTCCGCCCGACATCTTTAAAAGCTTCATTTTAAGAGCCGCAAGACCACGAGGTTGATACTTCTGACGTTTCTCTTTCTTGTATGCAAGCCACATATCGAGAGCTTCTTGACAGGGGTAAATCTCCTCCGGTTGCACTTCTTCCTCAAAGTCTGATAAATCGTTGCCTAACGAGAACGCAGCACCCATACAAAAGATTTTCTGTTTCTCTGCGTCATTAGGAAACAACTCGCTAGACTTCTGACGTATATTAGTTTGTAACATCATAAGCTATTGTATGTAATTTTGTTGTCTTTCTATATCATGCTGAATATGCAGTAGTGCGATATATTCATCAGAATCAGGAAAATCAAATCCAGCTTCTTCTTTTGCCCATACTTTGAAATCAGAAATTGATTTGCTCATTTCGTCTTTCGTAAGGTCAGCAGAAGAACGGAGATACTTATAGCATTCTCCCGTGAATTTATCAATCCCTTCTCTGAGGAACATATCTTTATTCACTACTAACTTGTAGAAATGCGTCTTAACTTCGTCCAGAGTGTAGCCGTATTGGAGACCGAATGCAGATAGAAGTAAATGAAGGTATGCGTTCTGATTTAAAGAACGTCCACGTTTCTCTTTTAACTCTACCATAGCGCCTTTGCTCTCCAACTTGGCTACTTTTGCCCTAAACGTTTCCAGTTCAAACACATTTTTCAGGTTGAACCACATAAGCGTTGAATGCTCGTTTGATTAATTCTACACTAGAAGGGTAAATCATCAGAAGACTGTGCATCAGAAGATGGAGCACCAGATTGTGGTTGCTGCGGTTGTGCAGGTGGGGTATAAGGTGCAGATGGCTGTGCTACACCTGCTGGTGCTTGTGCAGCAGCTTGTTGTGACACCTTAGTAACATTCCAAGCACGAATCTGATTAAAATATCTGCCCTGATATTCATGTGCATCAATATCAAAGCTAACGTTAATAACCTCACCGGAATGAATGCCAAAACTAGCAATTCTATCCGCGCCAAAAACATCAAAAGCCATCTTCTTAGGATATTGCTCTTGTGTTTCTATCACATAAGTCTGAGACTTCCACTCACCTCTTGCAGAGACGCCGCTTCTTTCAGGTAAAACGGCAATAACTTTTCCTTGAATTTCCATTATTTTTTATTTAAAGAATTTTGTAAAACCAAATCGGCCAACTCATCAAAGTAGGCTGCATCCTTGATAGCGGAGTCCTGTTCGCCTGTAACCTTTGATGCTATTGAGCCTTTCTGCATAATCAAGCTATAAAGATAGCCGTCGATGGTATTTGAACCCATGAGAATCCACGATGTAACCGCATTCTTCTGACCGTTACGATAGGCACGGCATTCACACTGCGACAAGTCTGCCATCGTCCACGGGAGTTCGACGAACACCACGTTGGAAGAAGCCGTAAGCGTAAGACCTACGCCGGCCGCCTTGATGGAGCAGATGATGATTCTCTTTTTCCTAGCCTGAAAAGAATCAATAGCCCATTGTTTCTGCTGCTGACTATCAGAGCCGGTTACGGTGCAAACCTCGTCAGGAAACTCTTTCTTGATTGCACTAACGACATCACGATGCTCGGCGAACACGATTATCTGTTCTTCGGTATCATGAAGGAACTCTATCGTCGCCTTCATCTTCCCTCGCCCGGATATCGAGCGAAGGTTCATAAACCTGACAAGAGCCTTCATTCTAAGCTTTTTCCTAGCCTCTTCCTCGGAGCAGCTCTTGTATTCGAGAAGGAACGTGAGCAGGTCTTTCTGGCAGGTATCGTACTCTTCCTGTGTATCTGGGTCGAGGGCAACACTGATGGTTGTCCTGGTCAGATCCGGCAAATCCTTGAGGACATCTTTCTTCTCTCTGCGGAAGTAACATGTTTCGTGTATCTTCCGATTAAGCTCTTCAAGATTCTCATTCTCACCGTACCTGTTGCAGAACTCACCAAAACCTCCGAACTCGTCGTTCAGGCGACCGAGGATAGCAAGCTGGCAGGCCAGGTCTGTTGCGTGATTTACAACGGGCGTACCTGTAAGCTCATAGATATACTCCTTACCCTGGCACAATCCCATAATGATTTTAGACTGCCTTGTGGACGGATCCTTGACTCTTGCAGACTCGTCGATAATCACGGACTTAATAATCTTCAGTTCATCACGGAACAGGAAGTTGTTCAGTCGTAACGGCTTTGGCCCGAGGCTTACGACAAAGTATTTTGCAAGCGATTCATAATTACATATCACTACATCATACAGGTTCATCTTAGTAAGATGATATCCGTATGTCGCATTGACGGAATCGGTAAGAATGAGAGGCCGGAGGTTCGTAAACTTCTTTATCTCTCGTTCCCAATTAACCTTAAGTGCGGCAGGGCAAACAACAAGGCAAGGAGTTGCCTTTGCACGTTCAATGGCGACGATAGACTGAACCGTCTTACCGGTTCCCATGTCATCGCCATTGATACAGCGTTTCATGGCAAGCTCCATGCGCACACCTTCTTCTTGATAATCGTATAATTTCGGTTTATCTGACATAATATAAGTTATAATAAACACCACATGCGGAAAGCCCATTCAAGAGCCTTCTCCCTACCACGCAGGTATAGCTCATCACCACGTTCAATCTTCTTATAGAATACTTTCTTCTTGGTTTTGGAGACCGCAAAGATAAAGTCCTGATTTCCGTATCTTGGATCGATGCTGTGCGTAAGGTCCATATACCATGCACGGCTTCTATCCCAATCGACGAAATCGATCTGAGCCTCAAATTGCTCCTGTGACGTAGCTGCGGTGGTCTTCAAATCACCGCCGAACTCCCCGAGCCACCAGTCAAACTTGCAGCGTACCGGAAGTTCGAACTTGAAGCCCTGGTATTCCATCTTCATGTGCGGATTGATGAATGTTTTCTGACCGACCGCATTCTTCAGGACGAAATCAAGGAACCTATCCTTCGTTGCCTGTTTCTTCAGAACAGCAAGCCGGTCTAGACCCCATTTCCAATCCTTCTCCGTATATTTCTCGTCATCGACCGTCATCGCGTAATGATTGCACTTTTCCGGTTCGGTAACAAGAGCGTCAACGAGAGTTCCGAGATGGAAAGCCTTCCTCTTGTCCTCTTCCTTTACGAAATTGAGCTGCGGGTTCAGGGCAAACTTCAATGCAGTGAGGTCTGAATTGGAGACCTCACCACGAGAATAATAAGGGTCAAACGGTTGTTCTGCCATATTACTTAGCCGTTACCTCATCCTCATATCTAATATAAGGAGAAACGATATACTCTTCTTCGCTGTTTGCGTGTTTCTCACACGCCTTGCGCATGAACTCCAATCTGGAAGCAAGCTTGTCTGGAGACATCTTTGAGCCTTCAATCGTCCACCACTGCTGGATGATGTCGAGCCAGGCATTCTTATCGGTAACAACAAGGCGTTTTGTTACCTTGATTTTCTGCTTACCGGTTTCTCCAACGGAAGTTTGGGCAAAGAGCGACTGAGCCTGTGCAGTAGCGTGCTGGGCTGCATTCTCTGCATCACGCTTATCCTGCTCAGCCGCAAGCTTTCTCTGCTGCTCTTCCTTGGCGGCTTCATCAGCCTTACGGATAGCCTCTTCCTTAGCCTTGCGTTCAGCCTCAGCAGCGGCAGCTTCCGCCTCTTTACGCTTACGCTCTTCCTCGGCAGCTTTCAGCTCTGCTTCCTTGGCCTTGCGTTCAGCCTCAGCAGCTTTCAGCTCTGCCTCCTTGCGCTTACGCTCTTCCTCATCCTTGACACGCTGAATTTCCTCCTGCTTCTTGCGCTCTTCCTCAGCAGCCTTACGTGCTTCCTCCTCTTTGCGCTTACGCTCCTCTTCAGCCTTGCGAGCTTCCTCTTCCTTACGCTTGCGCTCCTCTTCTGCCTTCTTGATTTCAAGAAGTTCAGCAATCTTAGAATCAAACTTCATAAGAAGCTCATCACGTGTAGCATTGACGGTCTGCTTATAAGATGCAAGAAGAGAAGCGGAAACCTCCTTGTAGGCTCCATTCATAATCTCCTTGGCATCATTCTCATCAATTTCGGAAGAGTATGAAGGCTTGTTATTAACGAACAGATGTCCGAGGTCAAGAACATCAGAACACTCTGTAATACGTTTCTTAACTTCATCCTTGTTATCAAGAGTGAGAAGAGAGAACGTATTATTAAGTGAATTGATAGCAGCAGAAGAATGCTCTGTAAGGAGATTGTTCAAGATATCAATCGTATCAGTCTTCAACTTAATCTTGGCCTCCTTGATGCGCTCCTGGCGCAGGCGTTCCTGCTCAGCCTTACGCTGCTGTTCAAGCTTGTATGCCGCATACTCGTTGCGTTTCTCCTGAATCTTATAGACAACAGAATCGGTGTTCTTGATAGAGATAAGGTTCTCCATCATAGTAAAACCCTTACGGACAATATCGAACACTTGGGTAACACCCTTACGTTTCTCCGTCATTGCTTTCTCTGTCAGTTTAGCTTTCTTAATAAACTCAGCGGCTCTCTCGTCAAGAGCATCGTTCATTCCGGAAACGCCAATATCAAACAACAGAGACTCACCTGCATTCACGCATGCCTCATAAGATTTCCTGTTGGCTTGCACCGCATTTTCCGTATCAGATTTTAGCGTTGCAATCTGTCTTGTAATATTGTTGGCTTGTTGTTGTACCAACTGCAATTCTGTATTTTCTGCCATATATAACAATTTTAAAATGGTGAATCACTGTCAACCTTTACCTTGACGCCTTTGTCTTCCGGTGCGGTATCTCCGGCGCCAAAGGCTTCCTGAGACGGTTTCTGCTGAGTCTGCATATCGATGTCGGCCTGCAAAAGAGCGCCCAGACCAACCTTCAGTTTAGGATAGCCCTTGAACGCATGCTTGCATGTCTTCGAGATAAGGAAGCCTGTGTCGATATCTCGAAAATACGTTCTACCATCGTTTCCGACATAGCTTCCGCCGTAAAGAGCGTTGGCTTTGTGGTCTTTACCTCCGAACGTCTCCGAATACGTACGGAGACGTTCAACACCTTCACGGTCAAGAACGAAGTAATCGTAGGCATTGTTCGGAAGAATAATCTTCACATAACAAGCAACGATGTATGAATTTTCAGGTCGAGGATAAGTCTTTGCGTAATCAACGTACTTATGACCGTCTCGTTCACCGAAACGAAAATCGTCACAATTGTAAACTACGACAGGATTGTCACAACGAACAATCTGGCCGGCTCGCTGGCGAAGAAGAATCTCGCCATATCCAGTATAGGTGATCTTGGCCGTATAATTCGTTTGTCTGGTATTCTTGTCGTAGTTACTGTAACCCATGAGGTAACAGAGTGTCGTAGTTCCCTTTTCGAGAGACAATCCGTTAATTGCCAGGTTCATAAAGGCATCATGAATATTCAGTGACGGGGCTTTTTCAAGATAGCCCTTGAACGAGCCATTGAGAAGTTCTTCGTTGAAGAATGCCTTCTGCTCTTCGAAAAATACTTCTCCGCCCTCTCCGAACTTCTGATTGTACACCTCGATGAATCTGTCTCTTGCCAAATCGCAAATTTGATTATGAGGCGTTTTGTTTAACTGCTCTATATCCATTTGTATAGATTTTAAAATTAATGAACTCTATCTAAATATCTGAAGTAAGTTTCCACGGTCGCCACATCACCTTTTTCGTTGACGTAATCGTAGTGAAGTGGAATCTTACCGAGTTTTCTGCCCTCACCTTCGATATAGTTGAGGTATGCCGCCTTTTTGGCCAGCTGTAGTGACTTGCTCCGTGGAAGTTCCATGAGGCACGCATGTACCTTACGCAAGTCAAGTACAGCAAAGGCCATCTTGGCGGGCATTCTTGCTATTCTGTTTTCTACTTCTGTCATTCTTCATTTCTTTAGACTCAGAAGAAGATGGAGCTACATGCTCGAAGACATCCATGACCTTAGTCTCGTTAAGGCCAACGATATCGTAGTCGATCATTGTCTTCCCCATCACCTCATCAACATAACGAAGCGCACGGGCAAGCGACTTGGCCTGAACGAGGTAATTGACATTACTACGCTTCTCCTTCTCACTCTTTTCATCAATCGTGATGAATTGGAGCTTTGCTGCGTACCATTTGTCATCTTCACCATTGTCAGAGAAGAATACCTCTTTGAAATTCGCCTCCTTTGTGCTAGGGACGTTCATGTCACCACTAGAATATACAGCCATTTCTTCGATGATAGAAGCTTCTGCACCTGTACAAGACAGAGCTTCAACGATGTAGCACTCGCTAACGACCTTTTCTGAACCGTCTTCCTGAGTTTTCTGATACTTAATCTTGGTTTCGAACCAAGAACCTGATTTTGCTCTCATTGTTATACGAATTAATGTGTTAATACTCGACGCCAGCGTCCATGCTTGAACTTCTTTGACGCGTGGATACCGAACAATTTAGGAGTTGTTACGCCATTCATCATAGGAAGCGAATTGCCCTTCTTCAAAATACGTTCGAAATGTGAAGAAGTGACAGGAGCGTGGCAGATGATGTTCTTCTTGACATCATACAGGTTGCCGTACTTAGATACTACGCCCATTTTTACTCGCCCTCCTCCATTACTTTCAACAACTCACGGAGACCTTCAACGCCAGGCATCTCTCCGTTTTTCACTTTCTCCTGTAGTTCATCGAGCTTCTTCATCTTAGCGAGGAAAGAGTTTTTCTTGTCCTCAAGCGAATTGAGGCGCTTGGTGATTCCCAGTTCCTGGTTGTCACAGAGGATAACGTCCAATGCGATGCCGGCGAAAAGGTTCGTATTATTCTCCTTCTTGCCTTCATCATCAATCTCGTCGATATCACGAGTAAACTGGTTTTTGCCGTCGATAACCTTCTTGATTTCATTGAACTCAGAAGGATTCTTCGAGATGTCGAATGCTCTGTCAACAAGAGCCTGCTTGTCAATTACTACACTGACGATAATTTTGTCTTTGTCCATAATTTAAAATATTTAGAATTAAACTACTAGTCTTCCTGGTCCCAACCAAAAAGATGTGCTACGAATGATACAGCAGCAAACATAACTACTGTGGTTAGTAAACTAATGAAAATTATACACATATCTTTTAGATTTTACACCTTGTTATATAATAGCACAATCGGACGGTGGATAATCAACGATTTTCCACTCGTCCTTCTTTATCTTGATAGCCTTACGGAATATCACAACAGACTCGCCGTTATGACGTTTCCTATTGTGAGCGATAAGTCTTGCCACCACAGCCTTTGTTGTAATCGAGAACTCTCTGAGCTTTGAGGTATAGAGGCTCTTGACATCGCATATCACAATCTTATCGCCTTCTCGGTAAACGAAGTCGGCAGTATAGTTGTGCCCGTAAAGCAATGACCTTCTCTCGTACTTTACCTTTGTCTTAAGCTGTTTTGGCTTCAGCATCCATACCGGATTGATTGCCGTGATGGTTACCTGTCTGTGAATGCAGCTTATGCCAGGATCATCGAGTATGGTCTGCAAGTACAGATACTCCTCTCTTGAATCGTATTCGTTCCCGTCAGGAGCGTAATACTTCTTTGAGCCTACTCGTCCCATGTCTTGCCGGCCTCCGCTCCGGGATTTTTAAAAAGCAGATTGATAGCATCAGAGCCATACCTCTGCCACATTTTGTTACCCCATTGAATGAGATATTCACCCTTTCGGGCTTCGAGCTTACCATCCGTATATTCCGGTTTAAGTCGAACAGTAATATCCCTTCCGTTCTGTTCTATGCTTTCAACGCATTCCAGATTCCGAAGAGCATTAATGTTTTCCTTACTGATTCTTATTGTATTTTTAACTTTCATCTATATAAAACCTCTCCGTTTAGCCAACCACGCAAGGCAGGAGAGGTGATTGCACGTGGTTATTTTTTGACGGGGAAGAAGCCAACGTTAAAGGGAGGAGGGAGAATTGACTCCCTCACTCCCAAAGATAATCAAAAACTGTAAATTTATGGCACTCACACAATTAAGTGAGCCACATGCAGGACTCGAACCTACGACCAACCACCATGTTAGGCTGCTCTGACCAACTGAGCTAATGTGGCTTGTACCTCCTACTTTCACAAGCAAGAGTATATTAATACACAAATTAAAATATAAATGACTTATAAGAAAGTGCCGACCTTTGTCAGCTAAAGCAAAAACATATAGAAATACCTACTTGGGAAGCCCAGGGGAGACTCCAACTCCCAACCTCGTGGAAAGTACCACGGCTCTATGCAGTTGAGCTACTGGGCGACGCATAAGTTAATCAATCAAAAATTCTTGAAAAACGAAAGAAAATTGGGAAGAGAGGATGGATTCGCACCATCGACCTCCAAGGGGCTTCCCCTGGTGCTCTGCTACTGAGCTACTCTCCTCAGAAAATAAAAAATAATCTATTAAAAGGGATAGACGTACCCTATCTTCTCAGACCAGATACGCAAAGAAAAAACTTTCACCTCAATTTTAATTTAAAGTATATGAAAACATTTGTGGCAGGTACAGAACTCGAATCTGTGACCTCTAGGTCATGAACCTAGCGAGCTACCAACTGCTCCAACCTGCGATGTGTGCAGCCTATCTTCACAGACGAGCTGCATTTAAAGAGAATAAATTTGAATATAATGAATTATACTTTTTGGAGGAGAAGGAGGATTCGGACCCCCATTTGCGACGATAAGAACGGTATCATCTAGTTGTCGCTGTGCTTCCAATTACACCAGTCTCCTCTTTGTTGCTATTTAATTAAAGTATTGAGCAAGAATACCACTTACACCATACCTTGTGTTTTATGTATCTAAAACCATGGAACTTTCTGTCGTTTGTGAATGCCACGATATTAATCGTTTCCGTATTCCCGATACAGCTAGCATTGACGTTCCGTATGACACTCCATACATATTATAAATATCTTACACGTAAGATGTCAATAATACATACTTCGACTAGAATACTACATAGCAAACGATACAGACCTATATTATGCCCTTTGCTTGTGCTGATGTTTCAGCATAGTTCATCGGTATAGTCTATGTAATATCTGTTACTGACTAGTTTTTCGTATGTCGTGCGTCCTTTTCGCCAGGTCACGGCATCCATCGATGCTCTCCGGCTACTTCTTTTCCACGCATACTATTCTGTGCATCAATATGTCAAAGAACTACTTCTCCAATTCTTTCCGAACATCTCCCGATGCAAGATTGTAGCTGCCCGAACTACCTACTTTATAAGGTCGTGGGCTTATCTTTGCGCCGTCAGAGAGGAATTCAACTACTAAACGGAACTAAAAAAAGAGTGTGACTGAGGAGGGATTCGGACCCATCGACCCTCGTTTTAGGAAAACGATGCTCTATCCAACTGAGCTACTCAGTCTGATTTGGGGCGAAAGAAGCTAAACGAACAGACATCGCCCCAAAGTATCTACCGCTGTAGATAAAACCCAAATAACTAATAACTAACAATCATGCCCTCACGAGCAAATGAAACAAATCTATAACTTTAACCATACCAATATTTCAGCATACTTTATGCTCTTCAATGAGCTCATCTATATCGGACTTTTTGAAGAATGCGGTGTTACCTATCATATAATGATGGATCTGACCGCTCTTTCTTAAGTCGTGTATATAACCTGTACTCATGCCGATATACTCGGCAAACTCTTTTGTTGAGAGCCATATCTTTTCGACAGGCTCTACTGATACTTTCTTGCGAGGCATAGGCTTATTTTTCGATTAATGGAAGAATTTCATGTTTCTTTAACTCATTATACAAGAATAATCTTCCTTTCTGAGTCCACTTTGTATGCATTACTGAACCTACACTACCATCACGGTGAGTGATAGAAACTGTTTCTGACTGGACATAGCCACAAGGGAGATACTTTGCGTAGAGAATCCACTGACCGCCAACTTTACGTTGAACACCGAAGTTTCTCAGCAAGATATTGAACGCCTTTGCTGATTGACCGTAGTCCTGAGCAATCTGTGTCGTCGTAACGGTCTCCTTGCTCGAAAGGATTGTATCAACGTAACTAACCTTTGGCTGCATCTCGGTGATTGTGGCTGAGAGCTGCACAATCTCTTCGTTCTTCGATTCAAGAGCAAGCTGCTGTTGCTCTATCTTCTCCTGCTGCTTTGCTGCAAGCATAAGAGCTTCGGAGAAAGACTGAGGTACTTGATACTGCTCAAGGTGATTCTTCTTCTCAAGTTCTTCAAGCTTATTTATGATTTTCTCACGTAGCAAAGCGTCATAGCCGCTCGCCAAAATCAAGCAACCCTTTGGTGTTAGCTCAAACATTGGCCTCACCTCTCCTTTTTTATCTTTATAATTAACCAATCCAAAGTTGGATCCGTTAACTCCCTGCTCTATCAATGAGCGAATGTCACGCATCACATGAGCATGCTTCTTCCCGGTTATCTCTGCAATTTCGAGAGATGTCATTGTATCGGTTCTTCCGAGTTTTATAATTTCCTCCATACTTTATCTTTTAAAGTTTACTACTCAACCGGAACAGCGGTGATAATCGCCGTATGGTTCTTGTAATCTGCCGAGGTTGAATATTTAAGCACTCCCTTCGGCAAATCTTCGTATTGAGCAAGCTGATAGGCGTATGTTACTGCCGACCGAACTGCTCTTGCGGACTCAAGCAGAAAGACTTCAAATTTTCCTGGTTTGATGCCCAATATGTCCTGTTTTGTTATTCTTGCAACTTTTTTCATCTTTGTTACTTAAATAATTCATTAAAAATTTGGAGTTGTGCGAAAAAAGTCGTATATTTGCAGTGTCAATGTAAAGTACGCACTTTCGGTCGCACAAGCCTCCGTTTGTAACGGCTTTGTTGGTTACTCGACCGTTAACGAGTGCAAAGGTATAAAAACTTCGGTAAAGTACCTAATGTTTCGGTAAAATACTTCGGTATATTACCGAATTTTAACGTTTCGAGTCGATTTAGTTGCAAATATAAAACTAAGAAGCATTATGGGAACATTAAATTCGGTACAAGAAAGGTTAGATTACCTCATCAAGATCAAGAAGATGAGTGAGAATGCCTTTATGAAGGCTACAGGAACCAACAACATCGGCAAGATGAGAAGCGGAAAGCTTTCAATATCCGAGGGAACGATTAGTAAAATATGTAATTCTCTTGGGGTTAGCTATAGCTGGCTAAAGTATGGAAGCGGTAGTATGAATGGAAATATGGTAATTCAGCTAGGCGAAACGCATCAGAAGATAGAAGAGTCCATCAACGAGGCGTTTAAGCACGGCATACCGATGGCGCAGCTGATAAATGCCGGGAACGTTGGTGACAACAGTCAAAACTTAACTACGGGAACAGACCGCGCTAAGGATCGGGAAGAGGATTCGTTTAAAGAGAAAAATGCTCAGCTCATTCAGATCATCAATGCCAAGGATGAAATAATAAGGTCAAAAGACAGCGAGATTCGTCTTCTCAGGAAGATTCTTGCAGATAACGGAATCGAGGTATAACATTATTATATATAAGGATTATGAAGAAGGTATTATTAGCAGCAATGATACTTCTTGCAGGAGCATCATTCACATCATGCAGCAGTAGCGATGATGACGACAATGAGAAACAGGAACAGAAGTTTGATGCCAGCAAGGTTATGAGCGGCAAGTGGAAACTGAGCAAGATTCAGGATTTCCCCATTCCGATAAACCACTACTCCATTCAGAAGGGAAATACAATTTCATTCTTGGATGGCGGCATCCTTCGCACAGAGGGAGACTTCTCGGTAGTAATCAATGGGGACGCGGACAGACCGATGACAATGCCGTTCGGAAGCTACAAGACATGGAAGGCTGATACCACATACAAACAGGACGGAACTGTCGAAACAGGTACTTCTCCTGTGTACTTTGACGGAAGTGATATGTATGTGGCCTACTTTATGTCTGCAACGGAAATCGACTTGGTGAAGTTTGCAACAGACCGAATTGGTATGGTGTACGTACTCACAAAAGTGCAGTAAAATGCGATTTTTGTGAGTAATATGTGAGTGAGCAGTTGCTGATTTTATTAAAAACATTCAGTATCAGCACTTTATCAAGACACAAGAGAGTCTTCCCAAGCCTGTGAGGCGGGTTCGACTCCCG